AGCTTCACCATAACCACTACCGGGGGTTCCTGCATTTCCATTAGCCAAACCATTAGCGGAAAAAGCAGCCGAAGTGGTAACCAAAGCGTTATCGTTGACACCGAAATCATTGTGTATGATTTCTATGGTTCCGAACGAATAATAAGAAGTTACGTTTAAAGCAGAGTCATTAATAGCAGCCACAAGATTTACTTTGAAGAATTCTGAATACACACTATCAAATGTTACGGGAGTATTGCCACCACCTACTATTGAATCTGAATCAGCCTCAAATGTTACACTAATAACACCATCATCTACAGTAAACAAATCGCCTTCTACTACTGGTTGGCCTGTCGTATTAAAAGACCCCTGTGATTGTAATCGTGGTACTGAATAGTTTGTGGCATCCCCACCATTACCACCATTGCCGCCATTAGATTGAATAGTTCCGTTATTGACTATATTTTTAGCTAATATATGTATAATTGATCCAGCAGCCCCCCCTCCCCCGCCAGCACCACTAGTTGCATCGCCATTTGCTGTACCTGCCCTCCCGCCCTGCCCACCAAAATGAGTTTCCAAACGTCGCCAATCATTAAAATCGGATACCCATGGTATTGACGACGACAAACGTAGCAAATTTTCTTGCCTAAATACCCTAGTAGCGATACCACCAGCTAAACCAGCAACCGTAGCAGCACCACCATTGCCACCAGTACCTATATCCACTAAAATATCGTATGGACCCCATACCGGATCTGTTATTGATTGAGGATCATCTGCTGCAAGCCAAGACCCCAATGGTTGAGCTATTTCAGCAAAAGCCCCTAATGCTGCAATTGCTGTACCAGTAGTGTCTAATGCAGCCCCCGCTATTGTATGTGTTAAAGTAACTACCATAACATTTCTAGTGGCCCCAACAGCCATACCGGCACCATTAACGGCATTTTCGAAATTGGTCGCAGTAATTTCAGCATTTACGTCTAATGTTACAGAAATATTGCCGGGTGTAACAGCGGCATTATCATCGAATTCAAATGTTTTAGTTAAAGCTCCATCGTACACAATAATAGTCAAACCATCTGTAATAGTATTTCCGTTAAAATCCAAATCGGTAACAGCTATTGATACCGAACCAGTACCACCATCGGTGCCGCCCCACCCATTACCTTCATCATCATATTGGGTATTACTTTGCATAAACAAAGCTCTACCATAACGCCCTTCTTCGATTTCTTGTGCATTCCCACCATCGGCTCCATTAGCGTGTAAAACTGCTCCAACGTTAATAGTTAATGTATCTTTAACAAACAAAGGATTGTTGGCCATGCTTACTGTGCCATCAATAGTTAAGTTATTATACATCGGCACACCCAATATATGCCCCGACGTTAAAGTAACATCCCCATCATAACCACTCCCAAACAAATAACCAGAATTACCTGACCCACCCCCACTAGTAATCCATTCTAGGTCTAGGTCTGTATTGCTGGCTTTAGCTAATACTTGCCCCGTAGTACCACCAGTAGGGATATCGGTTTCTTCTTGGCGTAATATAGTGCCGAGTTCAATGCCTTGTTTGAACCCTAATAGGTTCATTAATGAAGCCCAAGCTTTGTTTATTTGTTCTGCGGTATATTCACTAATAGCCATTTTATTACCCTTTAATTAACTATAAACCAACTAACGGTCACATTACCTGTCGCTATAGCATTACCATATATGGTAAATGTACCTGCCCCACTACTAACGCGCAAAATTTGCGTTAATGTAGCATCTGCTACAGCTTGTTTTATTACTGCAAATATATTGCTAGAACTAGTCACTAGATTGTTACTAATAACTACACTACTAGCCCCAGCCGCAATAGCAGATACCCCACTCGGTTTATTAATTGTTGCATTTCCCGGCGCACCACTACTGTCGGATCTGTCTAGTCTAATAACCCCCAAATTAGACCTAGCTATTTCAACCCATTTCTTTATTAAATAATCCCACCTCAATGTTATACTAACAGTTGTGTTGATTTCAGGGGTCATAAAGAAATGTGGATTAGCTAATACAATGTTGGTAGCTGACGCCAAACTAACCGTATAACCAGTCCAGAAATCGTGCTGCACGAATTCCAAAGTTATTAATTCCCCCGGAGCTACACCGTCTGGTATACTAAAGGTTGTTAAGTTATCGGCCAATCTAATCCTGTTGTGTCCCCTATATGCCGGTAATGGATAAGTTTGCCCATACCACCCGTGCCATTCAGTAGAAGCCCAAAAATCCGGTGTCCCAATTGGCATATGTGTTACGCCTACTGGCCAAGTATAATTAGGGGTCGCCACCGAAACCAACATACTACTACCTACTATATTTATTTTAGATGAACTAGTAAAAGGCCCAAATGTACTACCACCTATAGCCCCCAAAACAGGGGATACCCTAGGATCGTCCCCAATAAATGATGACCCTATTATATTTACTTCGGGCTGTCCACCAAATACGCTAATCTTCGCCCGTCTAGCCCCTGCTGCACCCGGGTTCCCCGCCCCAAAACGACACCCAATAATGTTGACCGGCCCCATTTGGCGGAAATTAATGGGAGCCCCCCAACCTACCGTGCCATGTAAGCCGTCTAATTCATCTGCTGTAGGGACAACATTTAATCGTACTTGTGGATTAGTGCCATCTAGGTTCTCGATACCCTCCAAGGCCAAGTTATCACAATCAAATCTAACTCCCTCAAATGTAACGCTAAAATAATTGGCATTAGCGGCAGAACTATTAGGAACACTACCATCTGCGCTAAATGCCCCAACCTGAAATAACCGTTTCGATGATTCACTATTTAAACCCGAAATAATAATAGGGTCGTTACCAGAAATGTTTGTTTGGGCAAAATCTGAAATTTCGTGATTAGACATACTGCCGTCACGCCAGAAATAGCTGCCCTCAGACAAAACACCGTAATCTCTTGAATGGTCTATACAACCATAAAATCTAATGGCTTTTGATTGAGTGTGGTTAATCCACCAACCTACCCGACATTCCGAAACACTACAAGTATTAAATACATGGTGGTCATTATTGGCGTCACCGTTAGTTGGTTCAGTCCAAAAACCGTATTGTATGTGATAAGGCTGTATGTTGTTGTGGCTTCCAGTTACCCCACAACGATTAAAGGTATGTCTACCAAGTGGCGAACCAATCCTAAAGCCTGCTTTGGCATAACCAACAGCCGTAGGGCTAACAGTTATATCGTTGAATACTCCATAATAACAAGCTATAATGTTCCAAACACTTGTATTTACTGTATCGCTGTCATAAAGAAATGATACGTCTGAACCACCAGTAATAGTAAAACCCTGTTTGGCGGTAATAGTCAAACCGGGACTCTTAATTAAATAAATACCGGGTGGAAATATTACTTCGGCGGCCACCAAACCAGTTGGGCCCGCCGCTGGTATAGCGTCCAAAGCTGATTGAATAGCAGCGGTATCATCCGTAACACCATCACCTACTGCACCATAGCTTTTAACATTTATTACAGTATTATCCGAAACAGATGCTTCAATTGTAATGTCGTTGGGATTACTAACTAAAGTAATATTCGGTCCAGCCTTCAAAGACTTAAATCGTAAGTCTACCCCTGATTTGTCCTTGAAAATACCACTTCCGGTTCCAATATTGGATGCAGTATTGATTTCACTATTTGTTGTAATAGTAATAGTATCCGCTGCTGGCGTCAAACCCATATTGGGTCCAGCTACTAAAGTTTTAAATTGTAGGGTATTGGCATCCTTGGTTTTGAATATTCCACTACCTGCCCCAACATTGGCTCCTTGACTAACTTCATTAATGGTAGATACTTGCTCGGCTTGGAGAATATCCCCTAATTGAATAATATCCCCCCATCCTAATTGTTTCATTAGTTGGGACCAAGCTCTATTTAATAAGTCTTTGTCTACGTCATTAATAGCCATTATTACACCGTATTAGATTCGTATATTCTACTAAATTCCGTTGCACTACCTACTGGTAAAGCCCCACTAGCTACAGGGGTTACCCCGTCTACACTAGCAAAACCTAATGTGCCAGTCCAATTACCTCTAAAGCTATTATTAAATATAACACTACCACCGTCGCGGGCTTCACAAACAAATCGACCAACATTGCCAACTAATTGTGTATCGGCTGTTACAGCAACCCTGATTATACCACCGTTTTTAGCATATAATGCTGAATGGCTTGTGTTAACTACCCCACCATTGGAATGCCCACTTAATTCACCAATATTTATAACAGCCCCGGTTTCAGCTATAATAGCTGGTGCCGTACTGGTATTCATATTTACCCTGAATGTATTTAAATCTACAATTACTGGCCCAAATGCCCTAATGGCTGGTTTGTTTAATCCAGTAGGCATTATAAATGGTCCACTTACAGTACCATAAATATTACTGCCGTAACCTATAAATATAGTACCTAGTTTACATTTAGGTAAGATTCTGACTTGCGACCCATAAATATACCAATCTGCGCCAGTAGAAAAATCTATGGTAGAAGCTATGAATTCTGCCTGAACATCCCCTGCCCCATAATCATCCAACATTTGTATTAGAGTAGCCGTACTAGATTCCAAATAACAACCAGAAAAATTAATAGTTAATCCAGCACTTCTAGGAACAAAGCCAACTATGCCAGTATTATTGAACTTTAAATGACAATTGCTGTAAATAGCCCTAAATCCCCCACCAACTATCAATACATTTGTTCCACTAAAGGTTTGTCTAACACTAGTCAAAAATAATTGTGAATCATATCCAGCAACCCAATTAATTCCCCCACCCGTACCAGACATAGCCATGCCTTGTACCGCAAATGTTACTTGCGATTGACCTTGCCAAATAGTGTTGGTCATGGTAGTAGTTACGTCTATAATACTAAAGGTATGACCATTTGTTATAGTAGCGCCATTTCTAGCAAATTCAATGGTATTATTTGTGTTTGATATAACTTGTCTTAACACAGCCGCTTGAGTTGAGCCAGTATTTAAACTAGTAAACCATATCCATTTACCTTTAAATGCATTGGGGGTAAATGGAGTACCAGCAACCGTTACCGTCCAGTTTTGTGATTGGAATGCCGTAGCGGTATTATTGGCGTTGTCTGGATCAGAAGCATTAGAGCTAATAGTGCCAGTAGCTAAAACATTGTAGGTAGTTGTATCTATATTAGCATTGGTTACCAGCCCCGGGAAATTTGTTCCAATAATTAAAGTAGACCCTTTAGTAGCCCCCATTTTACGCCAACTAATACCCGGTAATACTCCACCACCGATTACTCTAATTGTTATACTACCCACCATTGGATTAGGTATTATATTTTGCGCGGCAGTCAAGGTTCTAAGGGGGGTACTGACACTTAAACCATCATTATTGTCGTCACCGTTTAGGGGGCTGACAAATATGGTTCTAGTAGCTATAGCAATACTTGGGTCAGTTTTATTGATTGCTTCGCTAAAACTAAATGGTAATTCCTTTAAACCTTGGGTCTTAAGTAATTGGTTTATTGTCCGATCTAGTAATTCACCGTAATTGGCGTCTAAATATTTAGGCATATAATCCCCAATGCCGTAAAGATTGATAGCCTTTGTTTAACCCCATCCCAAAAATGGAGTATCCTGAACCCATAAGCCTATGTCGGCTTCATATTTAAACCAAACAGTTAAACGTTGGCCAGCGGTAGCTATTGCCCCATTTGGCACCGCTTGCAATAGTTTCCAATAAGTAGGATTAAAAGCTACGGTTTTTCCGCCCCCCGCGCCTTGCTCAAACATAAATTGAAAACGTTTATTATGCAAAGTTTGCGTAGTTGGGGTTGATCCATTCGAAGCAGTAGGCTTATCAACCGTAATGCTGCCATTCAACAGCCATCTAGCCCCCCCATCGGATAAAATCATTAATGAACTAACACCACCATTTAAAACAGCAGAACTTTCTCGTATAATAGGCGCAGAACCGCAAAATTGACCATACAAAGACGAATGGTCTTTCCAGCTAGGCGTGCCAGCTATTACGCCCGAATCATCTTTAACAATTTCTACTACATCGGGGAAATTGAATGGAATATTTAAATTAAATATAGCTGCTTCGGTATTTAATTGTTTAACGCCATCTCTATTTAATCTAACCAAAGGACAATTGCCGGACCAAGAATCACCAAAACTATTAAATTTCCCTGATTTTATATCTATTTGTGCTGTTGGAGTACCAGAAATTCCGACCAAATAAATAGACCTATAGCTATTTATATTACCACTTGTGCCAGAATAAATAGACGCTACAGGATTATTCTCAAAATGGCAATTACTTAAGTCAACATTCGCTGCTTCTAAAAAAATACCCACATTTGAGTTAGATTCAATAATTGTATCTTCCAAAAACCACGTACTACCATTTAAAACCATTCCGTTTTTGTTTGAACCAATATAACCCTTTTTAAAGCTACAAGTTGTAGAAGAATTAAGTCCAGATTCCACACCCTGACACCCAACCCCGCTAAAATCATTACTTTTAAAATTCTTAAAAACACAATTAACTAAATAATCTAAATATATACCCGTTTTCGCAAATCCACCACCAGATACATAAAAATCGCTAGCAGCGAATGTGTGTTGATTTATTACCGACAACAACCTACGGCTATTTGTCGTAGTAGATTCTACTAACAATCCCTGAAATCCATTGCCATGACCATACGGTGTTGCATATTCAAACACCACACAATCGGTATTAGCAACAATTGGGGAATGCCGAATAGCCGATTTACGCCAATGTTCCCCAACCAATAACGTACCAGTACCAGATACCGTCAACGTCCCCTTTACCAAGTAAACACCCGGCAAAAAATACACCGTTTTAGATGCTGTTGATATTTCGATTTTAGCCGCATTAATAGCTGCTTGAATAGCAGCGGTATCGTCTGTCACGCCATCGGCTTTGGCTCCAAACCATTGTGGATAAATACGGTCAATGGGACCACGCAATACTACATCGGTAGCACCAAATCCCTGAAATATTTGATGAGCAGACGCCTCTAACGTTCCGTCTACAATTATTTTCTTATCGTTACTACCAATCAACTTAGCCGTTGGTTCTATAATTAAATGCACGTTACTAGGTACTGTTACATTGGCAGTATCTATAGTTGTATTTTGAACTATATGTACTGTACCATTATTTCCACTTAAGGATTCTATAGCAGTTACCAAATCCGCCCTAGAGCCCGTTGCAGGTACAACATGATTACCGTAAGTAGACTGTACGGCATTAATTACAATTTCATCAGTATTATTATCAACAACAATATTTTGGCCTTCTTTGATTGACTTAAGAAAAAAGGAGTTATCGGCAAATTCTTTTAAAACACCAGCACCAGTACCCAGATTTTCTATATCTTTGCTTTGCTCACTAGAAATAAAGTCACCCAACGGAATAGATGACTTATATCCCAACAATTTACACAATTCTTCCCATTGTCTATTAATTAATTCTCTAGCAGCTTCCGAAATGGTAGCCATACCGTAATCCCCAATGCCGTAAAGATTGATAGCCCGAAAAATAAAAACCCCTAGATTATCCCATTTAGGATAATCTAGGGGTCGTACAGCGCGCTTCGGTTGGAGGTAGCGGGAATCGAACCCGCGTCCGTAAAACCTACGTCCTAAATTCTACAAGCTTAGTAGGATTAACCCCCTACAAGGCTACTACTAGGGTAGCTGACTTTGATTTTTGTGCCCCTAGGCTTGTTAGCCACCACCTAAACCACCGGAGCCTTAGCGAATTCTTTACCTTTTATTATATATTCGCATTTATAATAAAAGGGCAACAACAATTAAGCTGCTGCTAGAGCCATGTCAGCGTCTTTTATGCTTTAGTCGCTTTTTAACGTAGCCAACGACCAACTACGGCTTGCCTTTGAGGATTTCATTTCTACGTCGAAACCTTGTTACCCCCGTATTACTGCTCGTACTTAGCCTTTAAATTCGCCAGTAATGCACGTTCTCTGGATTCTTCTGCGTTGGCGGCTTTTTCTTGTAATTTAAGTCTGGTAATAGCTTCTTCTCTGGTTTCTTCGGTATAACACGCGAATACTGAATCAAATTTGTAATAATCAAAACCAAATACAAATTTTACGTGCTTACTTACTAATTCATTCAACAAACAACTAAAATGTTCGGAAGACCGCCATTTAAGTTGTTTAGGATGCTTGACCCCGTTATACATTACTTCACCTAAATCCACGGTCTTAGCATGGTCTGGATTTAGGTTACCATTGCTTACCCAAAATTGGTATTGATACCTATGCTCTACTATGGTTTGTAGGGCTTTAATGAATTTTTGAGTATCTTTGAGTGGATTCATTTGTTTTACCTTTAGTGCGGATAGCAGGAGTCGAACCTGCAAAACTTAGGGTCTAAACCTAATATGTATGCCAATTCCATCATATCCGCTTATGGGTTGTCCCGCCATACCGCTTCTTTTACTACGTTTTCGTGTGTTAAACCAAACACTTCTAATTGTCTGTCATAAACTAATTGTAACCCGGACAATACTACCCCGGAACACAAACTACCAAAAACACACCGGTCTATGACTTCTAATAATTCAATTGGTTTAATTGGAATAGACCACTTCTGCACTAATGTTTTCATGCTAGGGTCAAAAGACCGGTCATCATATGCTAATAATACATTAATTAGTTGTTGGCATAGTTCTTCATTTGACGGTTTGCTCATTTTAGCCTCTCTGGTTGGCCCGTAGAATCTAATACCGTGGTATTTGTTTGTACCCTTACTATTCTCAACTTTATATTAGGATTTCGCTTAGAAATATAATCAACGTATTTCTTGGCGTCTGCAAATGTGTAGAATTCCCTAACACCATAATCCCAATATCCATCAAAGTCCCTTACCTTAATCCATCCATCACAAATTCTTTGTTCAATCTGGTATGAAACATAAGCTGTTATATTCATTTTACCCCCAAATACACCACCCGGATTTGAACCGGGACATAACGGGTTTGCAATCCGTTGCCTTATCCATTTCGGCCATGGTGTAATAAAGTAGGGCTTCCACCTACCCCGGAGCCCGACTACTCCTTGCAAGGATTTATGGCTCCCGCTGGCTCGCTCGGTATCGTTTACTGTGTCAACTTAGCGTATTCATTACACAAATAAAACTGGTCTGGATTACTACTGGATTGCCTTTTGCAAAACAAATCCCTAGAACCATCTTTAAGACTAATATAACCAACTTCTATTTCTCTACCAGTATTTTGAGCTATTTTTACTTGAAACCAAACTCTGCCTAACTTATTTTGATTAGCTATTTCTTGAATTTCATTAGCAGTCATTATATTTCCTTGTGGTGCCACTTGGAATCGAACCAAGATGTTTCGGGCTTCAACCGAATGCCATGACCACGTAGGCGATAGCACCTAAAAACAACACGGGGCCGATGGAACCCCGCCCATTACCGAAATAAAGGAAGTCGCTCGCTACCCTTATTTCGTTTGGGCTTTGGATCATTTAGAAATCCAACCTGTGTCGGGTAGCTCTTTAAATCCCTGCTACCAAGGGCACCAAACTATATTGGGGCCCCCAATTGTGATTAGTGTCACAACCCCGAAGTCAATATAGTTTGGTGTTACCAACTGGAATGATAATAAATCTCCTTTGGTGGATCCTTAAGAATACCCTCTAACTGTTCAACTGTATTTCTTAAATCTTTTAAATACCAATCCATATCATCTACGGGACCGAAGAAAAATCCACTTCTAGGCTGTAAAAACTTTAGTGATTCATGGATATTAGGCGCATTCAAAGCCTTTTTACACAAATCCAACAAAGTTTTAAGCTGCTCAACCGTTACTGGATAAAACTCACAATCATCTACCCCGGATTGTACGTTATCCACAAACCAAGCATGGATGGAATTAGCCTTACGCCAATAAGCCAGTTGGCTACGATCCATTTCTGCTAAGGAGTGTTCTTCGGTAATTACCATATCATACAGATACATATCTAGGCCCATTTTAAGCCTCCTGCCACATTAGAAACATCCACCGAGGCATTTCGGGGGTTGGTTTCCCATCTTTGAGAAATGGGTTGAAGTTAACCGGATTGCACTTCAAACATCCTGTATTCCCACAATCCGCTACAGTATGTAAAGTAGACTTTACGGCTCTAACCGTTTTACGAGCTTGCCGACGCGCCCGCTTTGAATTCTCACCACGATCTCTAAATGATTGGTACTTGGCTCGTTGAGCGTCCTTCTTGGCCCGCTTTTGCTTTAGTCGTTCTGCGGCTTTCTTGGTTCTAGCTGATTTGCCCATTTGGATATTCCTTTATGGTACTACGGGTTCAACGGGTGGTATGTCATTAATTGACATTAGTGGATATTCGTTGATGCAATAAAAATAATGTTGTGTGTGTAACCTAACCTCTATTCGACCACAATCATCATGTACTTTCTTAAAAAGTGCGGATTCGCCAGTTTCAGCTATTTTCCGGTTAACTACAGCCATACCAGCCTCAACCGAATCACAAACCTCCAACAAATCTGGCACCAATGATTTACAATAAAGACGTTCCACAACAAAAACTTTAGTTTTCATCCAAAACTCCTTTGTGGGACTACGAATTTGTGTCAGTTTGTAAATTCGGCACTTTTGTGTTTGAGCCAAGTTCAGAAAACTTCAGTTCATCCAAAACCCTTAATTGTAATTTTTCTACTAAAACTTCTTTTAAAATTAAGCCAGACTCAACTTCTCTATGACAATTAGCGCAAAGAACTAAACATTTTTGCGCTTCTTTCATCTTGACCTTTAACGATCTGGTATTGGCTTTAGAACTAGAAATAGAAAAATTTTTAGTCATAGAATCAACGTGGTGAAATTCTAATGCCCCCAAACATTTAAAATAACCACAAATACAACACTTATTTCCAAAAACTTCCAACAATCGTTTCTTTGCGTTTCTTCTGGTATTCATTACTGATTGAGCCCTGCACTTTTTGCATCTATATCTTTTAGAACCCAACTCAAATACAAATACCGACAAACCATGTTTTTTGCATTCTTTTTCTATAATCTTTTGCATAACACCACCTGTTATGCAAAAGATTATAGCTGATAGGGGTGGACTCGAACCACCATATTCGTAATTAACAGTTACGCGCCCGGCCATTAGGCTACCTATCAATACTACATTACTCAATCATCCTTGTTAGCTGCGACACCATCTTCATACCCTTCATCGTACCCTTCATCGTGGCCTTCACTATACCCCTCGTCCCACGCCTTGTCAAGTTCCCGATTTTGTTCATCTAACGATCTGTCACAAATAAGCCGATTAATATGCACAAACAAACCCGGGGTTTCGGTATCCCTGATTCCGCTATAGGCAATTTCACCACACCTAGCACAAGTTTTGCCGAGTCTTGCAAAGTTTTCTGTTTTAAAACGTTCCATGTTATTCCTTTGCGGGGGGCGGAATTGAACCGCCAACCTTAGAGTATGAGTCTAATGTGATAACCATTTCACTACCCCGCACAATCTTAAATAATTATATCCCAAACGGTTTGGGGTTCTAGCCCATGCCTTTTAGCAAATTTGATTAGTTTTTGCTCAAAAGCCTTGATTTTTTTATTAAACTTTAACCTAGCTTGCTTTAAAGCCTTAACGTCAATCATAGCTTCGATCTCATTTGAACTACATTCCATACCTTCTTCCCAACAAATCTTGTACTCAACTACCCCGGGAATTTTTACGTATTCGCCTTTACTTAGTTCTTCGAACTCTTTTAAAAGTTCATCAAAACCATCAAACTTTGCTAGGTTGATTTCTTTATTACAACCACATTTCGTACAAGCAATTTTGGCTAGGGTTGACATTGTATTATTCCTTTGGTTGGGATTGCAGACTGTCTTATAAAGCAGCGTCATCAGCTAACATTGACCAGACATTCAATTCTGTCATTTTTTTTTCTGCGGCATAGGATTGAACTTGTTTTACTAGTCTTTCAATCTTACGACTTAAGTTTTTTTGTGTTTTCTTAGCTTTGGCTCTAGCTTCGGCCAAAGTACGGGTTTGCGTGATTTCCACGTTGGTTAATTCTGTCCATTTGATTTCAAAACAACTTACTCGTCTTACTTGGGATAAAGCAAGGTAAGTTTCTAAAAGGTCTGTGTAATATATTTTTTTAGCCATTTTTTATCCTTATCGCATCATTATGGGTCTGCTCGGACTTGAACCGAGTTGGCCAAAGGCAGCAGTTTTACAGACTGCTTCGCTAACCTTATCGTCAACAAACCCTTATTGCATCCAGAGGGAATCGAACCCCCAACCGCTCGGTTAAAAGCCGAATGCTCTACCAATTGAGCTATGGATGCCTACCTTTATAAATTACCCCATACGTCTTCTTCGGTCCAACCATGCTTTTTACAAAAACGTTCAATTTTGGCCTTAAATTTGGCCAATTTGGCTTCGTATTGCTTAACTAAATGGTTAACTTTTGATGGGTATTTACCGTCACGTTCTTCTATCGCAACATCTATGGTGTCATACATTTGACAATAACTTACCGTAAAAACCATGTTGGTTTGTACTACCAAGTGTTCCCCCATACTTAAATTCGCTAGTTCCACCCTAAGTAAGTCTAGGTCAGCTTCCGGTGTTCGCGTCGTCATGTTCAGTACCCTACCACGGTCCTACGGGGGTGTCAAGTGGTCCCGGTGAGAGTCGAACTCACATTCTCTTGGGTCGTAACCAAGTATTCATATCCAATTAAACTGCGGGACCATTATTACGTCATCATTAAAACCAAGGGAGCTAATCCCCCTTTGGAACAAGCCACTAATTTCATTTCATCTAACCACCGTTCGTCACACCCAAACATTCCATTAACAATTACCAACGGGGTATGTTCGATGCCAAGTCCACTAGCATAGTTTAATATAAACCTAATATTGTTTGTTCTATTAGGTTTTTGGACAGATACCCGCTTATTACCGATTGTTGCACAATTGGTCAACAATAAACGCTTTTTAATTTGGTTAATTACATAGTAACGTGTCAAACAAAAGAAACTAACGTCACAATCAAAATGAAACAAATAAACCATTGATACCACCAACGGCACGGTGTTTTTATCAAAATGCTCCGGTAATACTAATTCTTTGGGGGCTGAGTTACCGTAAATTGACCAAACGAACTCTAGTTCGTCTTGTTGTAATTCAATACAAAAATACCTTTTCAACCACTCTTTTAACGAACCAATATCGTTACACTTGTCAAACATTTTATTTCCTCTTGCGCCCACCAAGAATTGAACTTGGAAACCCGGTGTGTAAAACCGGTATTATACCATTTAATTATAGGCGCTTTTTATAACAAATGCTTTAATCCACGAAGTCCACACGTACAGATTTCACCATCCACGCATGGTGGTTTGTGGCGGGGAGGGGATATTTCCCAAATTTTATGTATAACGTGTTCACGGTCTAAACCAGCCAAAACCTCGTCTAATTCATTATTTATTTCTTGAACCCGATCACGGATTTCTCTTAAAGCTTTCATCAATTCCACTAATTCTTCTCTAGTCATATTTACTCCTGTGTGATTGACGGGAATCGAACCCGCTAAAATTGGCTTCACAAACCAACACCTAGCCATTTGGTTTCAATCACATAGGAAAAGTAGGAGTCGAACCTACATTTATCGGTAATCGGCCGATAGTTCTACCGTTGAACTATTTTCCCTGATAAGGGCCACGTAAGGAATTGCACCTTATATACTAACCCTCCGGGCCGTATATTCACTAGAACGTATTTAATCAATTATTCCCAAAATAAGCCCCGCGCGAAGCATTATTTGGTTAATTGAAACCCTCGCGGAGCAAGGGAATCGAACCCTTATCCTTAGTTTGGAAGACTAACATTCTACCATTGAACTAGCTCCGCGTACTGCTACTACCATTTGAACCCACTTAATGTAGGTAAATTAGTGACAAATTTTGGCACCCGCTTACCCCAAGCCGCATTAACCCTTAGACCAGCCATTCTTCTTTTAGCAGAAATCGAAACGTGCTTTAGGTCTAGAATGGGTTGATCATTTATGGTTACTCCTACTAATTGAAGAATCTCGCGGTAATAAACTTCGTGAGACAACATTTTATTTCCATAAAAATGATAAGAATTATTGGTTCTAAACAAAGCTCCTTCAAGTTTGTTTTGGCTCAATAATCGCACCAATTCCCCTTCGTCCAAATGAGGGGTTTTGAAATCCAACATTAACACACACATTTCATGCGGCAAAACTGACTGAACCACCAAAGCGTTACCTTGTTCCGTAGCTTCATCAGCCAAAGCTTGCAAATCCTGAATCGCAACTGTTTGAACATCTGGTGGACTAAAATCATATGATGGTTCAGCAAGTATCCGCACCAATACGTGTTGGGTAATTTTAGCTAAGTATTCAATTGGGGTCATTTTGATTTTCCTTTAAGGTTTTACTAACCAACTACATAAAGTGGACCCCAAGGGAATCGAACCCTTGTCTTCGGCTTGCAAAGCCAACATAATCCCATTATACTAGGAGCCCAAGCGGAAAAGGTAGGATTCGAACCCACAAGCCAGCGTTAGCCAGCTACGATTTTCAAGACCGTTGCAATCAACCATTCTGCCACTTTTCCATTACTACAGTCGGGGAGGCAGGATTCGAACCTGCGACTTCCTGTTTCCAAAACAGGAGCCCTAACCAGACTGGGCCACTCCCCGATAATTTATTTAAATCTTGTATAACAATCACCACACCACTCAACGACCTTACCCCATTCCAACACAAATTGCTTCTGATTATGGTGGGAGCAATTGTCTTGTATTGACTTAACTGCATCACTATCGTTGTTGAACGCTGCCTTAAATAAAGCAGTTTGTGTTGCGTTTAGTTGTGTCGGATCTGATTTATTGTCTGTATTCATAACGATTTCCCTTAGCCGTGATTCGGCTAAATGTTATTCTAATTGTCCTATGTATTCACCACAATCATCACAATACTTTTCCTTACGACCTTCTTCTGTTATAGCGGTTTCGTTTGTTACCCAATTGATATGGGAACACTCTTTTCTAAGTAAATCCATACGGTCATGTACGGATTCTAATTCAGACCATAATCGTTGGAATTCATGCCGGATTTCTTTTGGAGATTTCATTGTAATACCCTAGTCTAAGTGATAGGATTTGAACCTACAGCCCCTCGCTCCCAAAGCGAGTGCTCTACCAAATTGAGCTACACTCAGTCATTGCCGAATCTCAGAATCGAACTGAGAAAACCTGTTTACAAGGCAGGTATTATACCATTTAATTAATCCGGCTCGTCTATCGTATTATACACATTATCCCATACCAAACAACAATCTCTACACGTTTTTTCCCAAAAATCCCTGTGTGAGTATTCAATGTAATTCGGGTGCTTACAACTGGATTGTAAAGACCTTACTTCTGCCATTAAATTATTTATTTTAGTGGTTAAATCATTATACTTAGTACGGATTTCTTGTTGTGTCATTTGTTTTCCTTCTAACGTCAGATTACTGGAATCGAACCAGCCTAATTCGGGGACCGCCCAAATCATGCGCCAAGCCTTGACATAGGACTTCAAGGGATTTGAACCCTCTTATTATTCGTATTTAATCGTCATTAAATCGTAATAATAATTATACCTAATATTAGTCCTGCGGAAAGTAAGAGAATCGAACTCTTAAGGAGTTTTCACCCCCAAGGTGTAGCAAACCTTTGCCTTACCATTAGGCTAACTTTCCATTGAAAGCTTTTTGTAAACTGTGTAATAAATGGCACCTTAACGGCATACACCATGTTGTCGTTATATGGTTCTACGCAAACTAGAGCGTGCTTCATTTTCAAGCTCAATGGTGACGTATTACAAATACGTCTTTAGGGGTATAAGCATCGCCATACTTGTTTACTAAAATATCCTTAACTCCACCCGGATAATCCGTACCACCACAAAATACTTGTTGGTCACCATGCTGTTTTATAAACTGCTGCAAAAGTTTAATTAATTCAGAAGCCTTTAATCCAGTATTAAGCATTTGTGTCTCCGTGTTTGTTAGGCCCATCGGGGCTCGAACCCGAAACCTCCCGCTTATAAGGCAGGTGCTCTAACCAGTTGAGCTATGAGCCTGTATAGGCTAAATTTATTCTGCTTTAGCGGTTTGTATTTTAACTGGATACTTTTGATGAATCAATCGAATTTGATACCAAACCTCATTAGTTGAAAGTTCCGGTTTTTGAACAAAATCAAAAACCAAATAATAGGTATGGATTTCTAACATTTATTCCACCATTAGGTCTACTAAATCCGGTATGGATTTAAGCGGGTAATACAATCCTCGTTGCACCAGCCAGACAACTGTACCAGCGTTGATGGCTGCTGTCAACATATCCTTTGTGCCACTCGATGACGCTATATTATCGTGAAAACCAACTACTAAATCCGGTTTCATTTCCAACATAACCCGATTTCTAATAGGACCAGCCGCTTTCTTATAAGTGTCCCATTTGGCCGGTTCTGAATGTGTTTTAATACATAATGCTTTAGCGGCTTTATCAGCCAACAAATCCAGCCCTTTACAAGCACCATGTATTACTAATGTTGGTTGTATTATTTTAATTGTTTCGTATACTATACTATAATTAGTATAATTACGGTCACCAGTTACTAGTAGTTTCATAAAAGGGGTACTAGGATTCGAACCTAGAATGGGCTTCCGCCCGGCGGGGTCAAAGCCCGCTGTCTTGCCAATTAGACTATACCCCTGTAATAATTTTGGGATTGGATTGTCCGAAATAGGACGACCAATATCTCCCCTAGTATTTGTTTGACATTTGTCAAACCATTTGCTAAGAGCGTATTTGTTACACTTTATACGACCCAAAAACGCGCGCAGTAGGAATCGAACCCACGTTAAGAGTTTTGGAGGCTCCAGTCTTGCCATTAGACGATACGCGCATAAAACACACGCATTGTAGGGGAATCGAACCCGCTTTCATTACGTAGACAGCGTAACTGCGATACCAATCGCATCACAATGCACTTGCTATTCAGTTTTCACCGTTGTAGCGGTTCTTGCTGCCAACCGCGCCAACACAACCACCCTACCACTACGACCCCCGGGTGTCAACTCCCGTCGCACCCGGGCCCTACATTTGTCTAAACTCTATAAAACTAAACCCCCGATACCGCTTGGATATCGGGGGTTTAAATTGCCGGGATTTAACTAATTAGTTAAGGAGTCCCGTATTTTACTCCACCGATATCGTCTTGGTCGCCTGTTTCGTCGCTTAGTTTTAATCCTTGGAATGTTACTGTAATTCGTTGTTGATTTCCTGTTGCTAGGTCTGTACTATATCCGGTCGGTCTTACACCTACTACTGTCATTATTTCTTTATTTGTTTGACGATCAAAAATCGAGATACTTATGTCTTCATGCTGCAATAGGTCTTGTAGGCGCGGGACTTTGCCGCCTTGGGCGGAATGTGGCCCTAAATCTATTACACGCCAACCCGTACAAACTACCGTTACTGGTTCCTGACTCGTTAAGGTAATTTCTTGGGGAGCATAATTACCTAATATATATACCGGGGCAGAATGGAATTGTAAGGCATAACGGCATTCTTGGAAAATACCTATCAATTTCCCATCCACTATCAAACGGGCCCGCGCCCCCGTCATTGTTTTAGCTGTAGTACCCATTTAATCTACCTTATCCCCTAAGATTAGCTTCCATTTACAGCATTCTTACATATACGTTATTCGCTAATAGCGGTGTTGACCTTTGATTAGCTGCTGTTACGGTAAAACCAGCATTTATTACTGATTCTGTAATTACCAACGTCCCCGGAGTATCCCTACTTACTGCAACCTTACCTGCCCCACTATTAGCAGCAGTTACGTCCAAGGTTGTGTTGTTAATCGCTGTAATCAAACGGGCTTCTACATCTTCTGCTGTAACGTCTGTTGAAACGTTTACTTGTACTCTACCAGAAGTTACACCGTCACCAGCAGTATCGAATTCGAATACTTTAGTTACAATCCCATCTGAAATAGTCAAAGTATCGGTATCGGCCAAACTTGCCTTAGCAACTACAGTAATGTCGATTTCTGGACTTCCTACTAATCCACCTAATACCCAGCAATACTTAGAACTATCGTCTACTACTATCTTAGGTGATTGTCTGCTAGCTAATAGCGGAGTTTCATTATCCCAAGTCAATGTTCTTGGTTGCCCTCTGGAATCTAATTCCATACTATAAGCAACCATTTGACCCCCAGCCGCCGTTACGCTGGTAACCGTGAACGCATCGTCCGCCACCGTGTCATCGGCACTTAGGAATCCTACGCTGTCCCGTAGGACAGCCACTACACCGGCCCCACCGTTGCTGGCTGTAACCGCTAGGCTCGTCCCGTTGATTGCAGTAATTAGTCTAGCCTCTACGTCTTCTGCTGTAACGTCTGCTGAAACGTTTACTTGTACTCTACCAGCTACAACCCCGTCCCCAGCTACGTCAAATTCAAAGACTTCTGTACGCAAACCATCTGAAATTGTTAGGGTTTCACCGTCTACCAAATTAGCTTTGGCTACTACGGCAATATCTATTTCAGGGGTAGTATTGGCTCCACCCATCAAATATACCCGGTTTTTGGTTAATATTAATTCTGCACCAGCCAATGTTACTGGTGGGCTAACTGTAACCCATCCACCAACACCATCGGTAGAATCCATATTACCTACATAAACCGTACCACCATCCAAATGTAGCCATACTTTATTATCTACTAGCCATACTGATTTTGGAGTTAGGTTGGCGGTTGGCAAAGTTCCTGCACTAGTCCAACGTCCAAACGTACCGTCACTATTGACAGCGGCTTTCCAGATTTGAGTAGAGGCACCGTCTGTTCCGAAAGCAAATATTTGATTACGGTTAACTAATACTTTAGTTACTACCGCATCAAATGGTAATTGTTGGGTAGCCCATGAATTAATTTGACCATTTGGCAATAAACGACCATATTGTACGGTACGGTTACTTAATGCCCCTCTAGCCGCCCCAATCAAATAAATAAATCCATTAAGAGCTACTGTATCGGCTGGGATTTGTGCCGCTGGTAAACTGGTACAGCTAGTCCAAGTACCTAGTTCCCCGCTACCAGTTATTTTAGCAGTAATAACTGTTGCCAAAGCACCATAAGCACTAGGCGTTAAAGAACTAGCGCCACCAGCTACTACCAAACACCCGTTATGCACTACTACCCCCGGTTGATAACGGGTAGTAGGTAAAGCGGTTGTTTCTCTCCAATTTGTTGAACTAGGCATATTTATTTGCTCCTATTAACCTGCGGAAGATTGTACTTCTGTTACCAAGAAACTGATTGGGATAAATACGATAGCGGTAGCTAGTTTGACTTCTAGCGATACTTTCATTGTATTACCGCTGATTTGAATACGGGCATTACGGAAACCTAGTGGCGCTTCATCATCCCCTACAGTTAGCTTTAGGCGTAGGAAATCCAACATTACGCCCTTCAAGAATGATAATGCAGCCGTAGCTGAAACATCGGCTAGAGATTCCCCTACGAATGCACGTTCCATACGTTGTGCGGTTGACAACGATACGATATCCGCACAATAAATGGCTTGCATTGAATTGTAAACGAAATTTGAATCCGTAGCATAAGTAGTTTGGTCTGCTACCCATACCAAGCGTCCGTCTTCCGTTCTACGAGCCACCAATAAACCATTCTTTAGGGCTGATTCTAGGTCAGAATCCAATTGGTCATTAAATGACCCGTCGCCCATCAAAATCCCTGAACAATTAATACCTTTGTTTAGGATTGATTTGTTAAAGGCAGCAGCTTGCATACCAGCAGCTAATACTGAACCCATCCAAGGGTGGAATTGCTTGATAGTAGCAGTTGAATCTAATTGTTTTACATCTTGGAATGCACAATTTACACGGTAGTTAGCCAAGTTATTAGCAGCAGTCTTAGCTTCTGTAAAGCTACCACGCTTTGAAACACATCCTTGACGGTGGCGACGACGCTTAGTAGTAGACATTTTAATTACGTGTGTCTTTACTAATGCATTGATAGAGTCAATAGTATAAGTAGAACCTGATTCTGTCAAGTTTTCTGCTATGTCGTCTGTAGCGTCTTGGCTAAATAGAGTAACCAAGAAATTCAAACGTAGGGATTCGCAAGCGTCAATGGCACCGTCTACTAATGTATTAGTAGTTGAGCCCTTGGTTCCACCACTTAAGAATGTATTAAATGGTTGGCCAGTAACAGGGTCAATAGTAGATTCAGGTAATCCTTGGTCCCGCTTGATTGACCCGTCATCGTCTGTCCCTAGTTGGACTGAGGCACTTACAGCCATTAGTTCTTCATTGAAAGCGTAAGCGTCGTGCTTGATACGGCATGGCATTGCACCATCGTAAGTACCCAAAATGCCGTAAGTACCCAAATCTAACACGGATTTCTTTGTTTGTACGTCCGCTACTAGGAATACCTTTTGTAGTGGTAGTTGGCCTACTAATGCTGAACCAACTTCACAAGTATATCCTGTTTGGTTATTTAAATAAGTAGCCAAAGCCGCTACTGTAGTGAAATCCTTGAACAATAAGGTTTGGTTAGTACCAGTTCCACCAGTTACGCTAGTGGATAGTTGAGTATTTGTAATAGTTACGGTGCTTGCGCCGGAACCTTCATACCCTAGTTTCAATACTACCGTACCACCTTCGGTGATTTCTTCATTGGTAGTGTCAGTTGAACGTAATACATTTAGGGTTTGTGTTTGTTCGGCAGTAGACGTTATTACATAAGGACTTCCAGCAGTAGAAATCCAGCTTACGGCTGCCCCACCAGTAGTCTTAACGAAATCGGTTAGACTTGTACCAGCAATTTCCATTGTTTTGCCAGTACCGTCTATTGTGGGACGGTAAACCACTAAATCAGTTACGCCTTGAACGGTTCCGGCATCATTACCGGGAGTTTGACCGTTTAATGCATTTAATGTAACCGTAGTAGTGGTTGAACTAGTTACTTCCCACCAACCAACGTTTTCGTTAGCAGTTGGCGCAGGACTTGCAGTAGCCGCACCAGCAATACCAGTTGCCGTAGAAGCCAAATAAGCTATGTCACCGATTTGTGGTCTAGAAGCCCAACCGCTAGCCAATGTAACAGTCAAAGTTGAACCAGACGCTACACAACTAATGGCATTACCTACCTTACCAGTTAGAATACTACGATTTGTGCCGGTCATATTCTTTACTACAACCGGAGCAAATACCAAGATATCGGTGTGTTCAGTATCTACCGCAGTAGCTACTACGTTTGCTGGCGCTGTTACGGTAGCAGCATTCATATCCCTGATTTTGGTTACGTTAATAGTTGTATTGGTTGCGCTAGTTACAATCCATGCACCCCAATTTGCATTACCAGCACCCAATAATACCGATGCTTGAGCTACGCCAGTAATACCATCGGTAGCCTTGGCAATAATTAAGATATCCCCGGCAGTTGGATTGGTTCCCCATGCTACGCTACCAGTAATAACCGCGTCATTTCCAGCAGTTACGTTTAAAGCTAATGTATTTGCATCTACGAAAGATGACAATACATTACGATTAGTACCACCAGTAGCCATTACACCAGTTAAGTTAACGTTAATTTGGCGTACAAATTCATTTGGTGATTGGCCAGTTGTACCAATATTTGCGTGTGAAAGGGCTGTCCCACCATTTACGTGCCAAATTGGGCTAGGAGCAGTTAATGTAATAAATGGTACATAAACGAAATTACCGGTAGTAGGCGCAGATTCGGCAGTATCGGTTTGGACGTTCCAATACAAAAAGTTACCAGTTTTACCATATGTTTTATCAGCTAATACAGCATAATCCGTCAAACCAGCCCGATCCATTTCAGATTGAGCCTTACCACTTACATTGGTCTTTAATAGATAAACACCAGTAGGAGCCCCGGTAATAGCTGGGTCATTAGCCGCTGCTACTGCTGCACGGAAAGCATCTACTAGGTTACCTGACTTATATTTAGCTACTACATCTGCTTCTTGGTCTGGTCCGAAAAAGACTTCTGATAAATCAGATTCAGCGGAATGATCTGGACCAGCATCGGCTTCCCCTACCAAAGCTAATACCCCTACTGCCGCTAAACCAGCATTGGTCTTTTGAACCTTGACTTGAGGATAAGCCCCGGGAATAATTAATATGCTGCCATCGTCCGTAGTAAATGATTGGGCCATTTTATTAAATCTCCGTAAACATACCTTAGATTAGGGCTTATTACAAGCCTTCTTTTTTGGCTAATTCTGCTAATTGTCTTAATAAATTAGGTATTTCTGACTTGGCTATCGCCGGATTAGGGGCCGACATTGGCGCAGCACCACAATTCTTATCTAAATTATTATTATTTAAACAAGCCCATATTGCCGCAAATGGGTCGGAATTGGGGGTTTTTTGTAATGGTTGACCATTATCTAAATGATGTTCTTGTGTCTTAACCGGTACTGGCCCCAATGACTTACCTAATATTTTTTTCCGGTGTTCTGCTATAGCTTGTTTAGCCCTTTGCTTGGACTCTAATTCATCGTTTTGGGCTTTAAATTGTTCGGTATGGGCATCTAACTTAGCCGCTGGTTCTGGTACTGGCTTACCATTGCTTTTGCCTAATACTCCCTTTACTTTATTAACCATTTGACCAACAAATCCCGGTTTTGTTCCTACTGCCGCTTGAGAACCCGGAACGCCCTTTTGGTGCGTTTTACCCGCGGGTGTTGGAATGGGTGGGGTAGTAGGCGCTTTATTTCCTCGGCCACCAACGTTTTCTTGTACTTGTAAAGGTTGTCCGCCACCAGTAAAATCTATTTTAGTTGGGCCAATTTTGCCAGTTGTTCTAACTACACTACCACCAGCTTTAGGAGTAGTAGGTAATGTAGACTTTGGTTGTGGTTGAGCTAAAGCTACGCTTTCAGTTGGTTGGTCACCCAAATCTATTGTTCTTGTTCCCAAACCCGGATCCGTTTTAGGAGCAGGAACATCAGAACCAGTAGCCGTCATAGCAGCTTTTGGGACACCACCTGTTCTAATCATATCCCTTTGGGACCACTTAGCTCCACCCTTAGCCAAAGCCTCAAAAACACCAGTAAATTCAGATAGTTTCAGTTCTGCCATTGTTTCTCTGGCATCAGATTCATCTACGCCATCAGTTAACGAATCCATTACTTCTGGCGCAGGGGCCGCTTCGGAACCCTGAGTCAATTGGTCAAAACCTTCCCCATAAGTGTTGTCTGGTGCATCACCTATAGGTTTAGTAACTTCCTCGTAAGTATTGTCTATGGGTTCAGTAACACAACTAGGGCAAGCGGTTGGTATAGTGCCAGTTCCATGACAATCCATACAATCTTCATTCTTGGCTATAGTAACAGTTACTCTAGTAACCTTGGTAGATACAGCCTTAGTGTTGGGCTTAACTCTTTTGCCGGGACGACCCTTTGATTTCTTACCACCAGAACCCGGTGCAGGTATTACTTTGGCCTTTTTGTCTTCTGGTACTACTGCGCCTTTGCCACCTACGGACTTAAAGCGTTTGTCTGGATCATTTGAATTCTTTAAATCTATTAAATCTTCTTGTTTATTTAATATAAAATCTTCGGATTTCTTCAACGACATTAAAGCTTGAAATACTGCCCCAAATTCATCTTGTCCTGACATTGATTCACCCTGTTTAGTTTGTAGGGATTGTGCCCTACCCTTTTCTTCTGTTATATCATGGATTTCTTGGTCTGACGGTAAACCCCCGCCCAAACCCTTCGCTAAAGAAGCCAAACGTTGTTCAAATTGATTAATTTTATCTTTAGTATCCATAGCCATTTAGATTACCTTTACCAAGAATCGTTTTCCATTTCCCAACCTTGGTCAACTATTTGTGTTTCCAAGGCATCCGGGGACGCTGGACCGTCTTTGATTTTGAAAGTCCCAATATGTAAGCCGTCTATCATGCCAGTTACTTCTTTTGGCCAATATTGTACGACATAACCAGCCAAAACAATAGACCTAGTATATATAATTTCCGGTAAGTCATCCCTAAATAGACGCAAACCAGTTGAATAAAAGTTACTACGCTCAAATCCACGCTTTTCCAACAGCGATTGTCTATAACGTAATAGGATAAACTTAATAATAGAATGCAAATAAATCAAATTAGTCGTAGAACTAGAGCAAAATAGCTCCAAACGGTAGACTTCTCGTTCTACTAGGGATTCCAATTGCACTTTATGTAGGGAATTCTGAGAAATAATGGTTGCGTTAGTAAAATTCGCCCTTACATCTTCATCTATATAGAATTCTTGTCCTATGTCAACTGTATTAATAGAATAAGCTACTTTATTTACATTATCCATCAAATACATTGATTCATGTATGTTGGTAGTGTCTAAGTCGTCTGGTAAAACCACTAAACCAGTAGTAGAATCAAAGGATTTTGGAGTAAATGGTCCTAATATTATATTAGGTTTGATAACATAGTCATAGAAATCTGTGGTTTCTTCTACCCCTTGGGCTGAAACATCCCCTAAAGTAGTCGCGGCTTCACTAGAATCGTCTAATACTATTACTACTGTAGGGGTACGGGGCGGTTCTGCTGAATCAAACCCTAATCGAACTTGGATTTGGGTTCGCAAAAACCATTCTTTGGCTTTATTAAGTTCTTCTAACCCCCAAGAATTACTAGTCAAATCATCATGTGGCAAATACGCAAACACGTAATCTAACAACCATGGGGATTCGCGCAAATATGCCAAACCCTGCACGATAGCAGACCTAATAACTATATCTGACTGGAAAATCCCATGTGTGACGGTCTGAACTATCATGTTAGAAAGATTAGGGGTTTTAGTCAATGACACCAGAACAAATATCGTATGATTTCTACAAAATCACCCAAGCGTTACATACATCCATTACTATTTCCAAAGACGAACGCGCTAAACTGCTAAAAGCCATCATGGCCGGGGAAACCCCGGAAGGGCCCAAAGTAGATTGGATTAGGTCTGTAGCAAACAAAGTGGTTGCCTTGTTAGAAGAAGAAACCCAAAAATATAACACTAAATCACCCATGCGTGTCCTACCAGAAGATTTATTAGATGTATTAGCTACTAGTTATAGATGGTTAAAAGAAGAATAATGGTATAAGTCTACCCCTAAATATAGTAATACCCCCGCCCATAACCCATAATTAGCTAATTTGTTATTTATTTGTGATAATAAAACAAACAATCCAACAGCAAATACCTTATAAAACAAAAATAAACCTGGACTTATATTATATAAAAAATCAAGCCACGGGTTAAGTTCCGTGGCTTGATTTGATTTTAATAGGTAAAGTGTAGCTAAAGCATCTATTAAGTTTAAACAAGAACCTACTATAGCTAAAGCCAGTTTACCCAAGTTTACCCCTAGATTTTTCTAGTTTCTCTATCGCTGAATCTAATCTAAACCAGATTTCTGACTTTTTGGTTGGATTCTTTGGATCCACCGCTCCACCACCATTACCATTATTGTTTGTTGGAGGTGCAGGCGTAATTGTTGGTTTTGGAATCGTAGATTCCCCCGGTTTACGTTCTACTGGTTTGGCAGTAACCGGCGCAGGTTTAGGTTGTTTTTGGATTTCCACTACCGAACTTTGTAATTTTTCAGCGTATTTTGTTTGTTCTCTTATATTACCTTGTCTAATTCTATAGGCATCATTTGATTCACCAGTATTATTGGTTTCCAATCTTCCCAATTCATCGGCCACCAAAGGATCCAAAATGGACATTCGAGATTCTACAGAACCACCAGTATCTTTCTTTGTAGGCGACTTACCTCTACTAACGCCAGTCGATTCCTGTACTGACCCAAACAAATTATTTGATTTAACGCCTTCGTGTTCTATTCCTTTAGTCAAATATATTGTACCCGGGAAATGCATTGGCAAACTACTAATATATTCTAATTCTTCGGGAGACATATCGGGGCTAGGTTGCGGACTGCCACCTTGTAATAATATTTTACCACCATTCTTTTGTGATTCTTTCCAACGTTTTTCTAGCTCAAGACCTTGTTCATGGTGTGCCAATACTTGCTTATGTGTTTCTTCTAAGTTTTTTATATCTTCTGGATCCCAGTTTTCTGAACGTGCTTGATTTAGTGCGTATTCAGTATCTTCCAAAGAAATGTCTGGCCTAACGGCTTCGTGTTCTGCCATTGCTTGTTGGTGATGTTCTTCGGTATATGGTACGTATTCTGGCTCTTTTGGTTTTTCTGTTATTAATGTACCACGTTGGCCACCAGAAGCAGGCATTGAAAAATGTTCTGCCAAGTCCCTATATAATTTAAAGTGCGAATCCCTATGCGCGCCGGGTGATAATTTCGTAATACGTAATTGGTGCTTAGAGTGCCGCAACAAAGCAATCATCATTGCTTTTTCAAAATCAAACCCATTGGCCATGGCTGGTTGGTCCTTTAGACTAGGATCCAACTTTATGTCAATTGGATTAACTGAACGACCCGGCATATCTATTGTACCGGAATAACCGTGTCCACCATAATGCTTTACAGCCTCGTCTGCACCAGCCTTAGCGTAATGTCTATCAGTATAGGCTTGCCCATAAGGATGTATTATCCCATGACCAGCCGATAATCGTCTAGTAATACGATCTACTTGGGATTGTTGTTGGTCAAATGATGGGGATTGGTGATTACTAAACCCCGTCCAACCCGGATGGCTAATCGTAGATAAATTAGCTACGGCATTAATAGCTCCACCACCCGGAACGTGGGTGTCGTCATCTACCCCCCATGCCCAATATGGTTTCTCAAATGGTAAATATGGATTATTTGGATCTTTAGGTATTAAACGCACAAACACCTTGGCGGCAGCCCTTTGATTAGGTTGGGCTTTACTTTCCAATATATTAGACCATTTTTTGCCAGAACGCAATGGCAATTCGTCTAATCGTTGTGGGAAAACTCTCTTTAAACGCTCTTTCCCACCCCTTTCATCTATTTTAACGTCATCCACAAACAAATAAAACTTTTGGCGCAAATCGGGAGACAATAAATCACTATGGTCAAATCTACGCACCTTTAGGTTATGTTTGTCATCACCTTGGTACTTTTCAACCGAGTGCGTAGCATCCAATTCAGTTAACTTAGACGGATCTTTATGGCTAGTTTTAATAGTTAAAGGACTTACTGGAACAAGCTTTTCTGAATCAGCCGTTTCTGGATTATATCCTTTGGAATTAGCATAAGCCAAAAAGTAATTATTTACTCCACCCGGAATAGTATCCAAATCCCTTAAATGTTCCTCTGTAATAGGTTCCTTGCGTAAAGGAAACATCTCTTTAATATGTTCTTCGGTTTTAGGGATTTCGGGCTTTTTGTCCCAACCTAAAACTTTTTGAGTTCTAGTATGAAGCTCATGCGCTATATCTCTTGCTAATAACTTGGTTGCGTGCCAGTCTGGATCAAGTTGACCAATTAAATGTTTAGCATGACCTTCTAATACATCCTCTAAGGCTTCCCCGGCATTAACTTGGTCTATTACCTGTTCATGCCCCTGTTCTGGTATTTTATCCCGTAAATTTATATAAAACTCCTTTAAAGCTTTACGGTTTTCTGGTCCTAAAGTATCGGATTCTTCTATTGTTTTACTTTTTGGCAAATTAGGTACTTTACCTTCTTTAATTACTTCTGGCGTTAAAGGAGTGCGACCATTTTTCCAATAATAATCCAAATCATCCCAATTGAAATGCGTAGAGTGTCTATTTAAATTGCCATTATTGTCAAATACTCTTTGTTCTGGTGAACCCGAAACTATAGGTGTCCCGTCTGGACCCAAAACGTAATTACCATATGTTGCTGTGTTTTTTTTGTCTGTTGCTACTGCGGCACCATCAATTAAAACAGGAAAATCGGGATTAACCTCTATGCCCCTATAATTCGTAGAAACAGTAGGACTTAATTGTTTCAATGTTTCTCTAACTTGCTCTATCTTATCTTTGGGCGCAACAACGGTCCACCAATGCCTAGTGCCCGTTTGTTTGTGTTTAGTTGGATCGTTGGCCATTTGAGCTACTATAGGAGCCCCACCAGCCCTTTGAATTGCCCTGATTTGGTCTGGCGTTAAATCAATATATAACCCATTCTTACGCATCCAAGCTTTAACGTTTCTACGCAACTTATCACTAACTGGTAAAAGCGCGCCCGTGCCGGGCTTTCTTTTTGGTTTTCCTTGTTGTTGTGGTTGTGGTTGTCCTTCATCTACCGGATCACCTTCGGCTTTGATTAATTTGGGTTGCTTTATTATATTGCCGTTAGGCCCCAATACGCCAGATTGCTTAGTGGTAGTTACAAGCTCACCATTAGGTGACAAAAAACGTCTAATATTACCCAATTTATTGTGTATATTAGTACCTACTGCACCTTTAGCACTAGTCGCCACCGGATTAGCATGGTGACCATTGGCGTTTTTAGGCAAACCATTAGTTAACCAACGGTGCCCCGTAGACCCCGGATTACCCGGGTATTCGGTTGCCTTTTCGGTTTTTAATAAATTACTTAATTCTCGTACACGCTTAAGCAGGGACATTTTCGCCACCAGACATTTTCTCTGCCATAGTTATCATGGCATCTACTATATCCATTATCGCTTTATATGTTTCTGGCGATTGTTGTTTTATTTGTTCTAATATTGGCGCAGCTTCTTTTATTTCTTTTAATGCCGCCATTACTTGTTCTCTAGGAGATTCTTCTGGTTGATTAGGTTCGATTTCAGGGGACTCTGGTCCGGCAGAAGGGCCCGCAGGTTGTTCTGCCGGTGGAGCACTTGGATCTAAACTAGCTGGACCAGCATCAGGAGAAGGCATAGGGGCTGGTTCTTGTTTTCCACGTTGGGGAGGGGTTGGTGCAGCCCTGCCCTCATTTCTAACCCCCTCCACTCCTTGTGCTTTAGTTAAGCCCAACAATTCGGATTCCTTAGTGGTTTCGGGTTCATCCACCATGGAATCATCGAACATGGCTATAGTCCCACCACCTTGACGCACCGCGTAATGCAAGGCTTGGGCCGCTTGCGGTAGCTCCAACCCTACCCCCATAGACCCGTTAGATTGCATGATTTCGTCAAACTTGTTGTGTAAACTACGTAGTTCGTGGCCCCGGTCACTAGGTATTTCAAATGCCCCGGTGGCCCCCATTTGGTATATATTTTTGCCATGGTGGGCTTGAACCCATTGCTTAACCATTAGCCCAAAACGTTCCATGTTTTGAGATTGTTGACGCAATGCGTCAATATTGCCACCTACCAAATAAGTGTCAACATTATCCGCTAACCTGTCCATGGCCCAACATACAAAAATGTTCATGTGCGTAAGATTAGGGGTTATTGCTTTTTACTGGAATCGTTTGGGCCACCATAATTAAATAATAATATGTCGGATTTATGCGAATTGTATCGGTCAGACGCTTTAGCGTCATTTTTGACCTTAGCCGTAATGTTTGGGTGGGTGTCCCCACTATTTAATGCCTTACCATAAACGTGTGGGTCTAATTGGGCTAATTTGCCCAAATGTAATTTATACATACGTTCATGGTTATTGCCCAATGCCTTATTACCTTGATTAGCATGAGCCCTTAATTGTGACATATGGTGGCTAGCACCATCTAAGTGTTGCTCTAATAAGTATTCATGCATGGTAGCGGTTTCCGCGGATTCTTGGGGCAAACCTTCTTCGAATTCTTTTATACCAGCTTTGTGTTCTAATTCTTCGTGGTGTTTTGGGTCTGCGATAGGGTGGCCTAACCATTTTGCTGTTATATTTGGCATATTATTTCCTAAAATTAGCCTTTATTAATAAATCTATATCTTGGCCTATTTTGTTTAGTATTTCATTCTTAATTAATGGATTGAGTGTGGGTAATTCTACCCCAAACGCTACCCCTATAGCCGCTGCTGTGTGTAATAATCCCATATTATCGAACGCATAGTCTATAATGGGTATATTACCACTAAAAACCTTATTACATTTAATTAATGATTGTTCCAAACCCGGTATTGGCCCTTCATAACGTTGTTCTTGGGCCAACTTTAGCCAACTAACTATAGTTTTAGATAATATAATGGTTTTTAATAAAGGAGTACGTTCGCTAGCTTTACGCAATGCGTCAAACCCATGCACCCCCACCACCTTTACCAGAAACGCATCCATTATCTAGGTCCAAATCCACCGGATTCCGGCAAAGGTATATTACGTGGAGATTCACCTGTAGATTGTACGTTTTCAAATACGTGTTCTCTTACTAAGTTAACTTGTTGCGGCATTCGGTGTAGGGTGGACTCACCAGTAACTTGATTTATTTTACGAGACACCCGGATTTCGTGTGGCAAAGAATCAACATACCAATATGGCACATACCGATACCTAATTGACAATACCGCCCCTTGGCCAGTATCAGAATCGCTAGCGGGTTGTTTGTTGGGTAACCATTGCAAATTGCCATTTACTATGTTGAAGTCTTCGTTAACTACGTATTCCTTACCGGTATAATCCACTAAGTATTCAACACACATTATAGGGTAAGCCATTCGCTCTACCCCGGTATTATTAGATTGAAATAAATGGGTGGTTACCGTAAACCCAACTGGATTCTTTAAATAAATACGGTCGTATTTGTGCAATACTATTTCTTCATTAATGCTAAAATCCGTGCAGTCATCGTAAAACCTAGGGAAACTAGCCTGTACGGTAGCATTGGCTATGTTGGCAAAATTGCCTATGGATTCACTAGTTGAATTTTGTCTAAATAGAATAGTTACTCCACCAGCTACTTTATAAATAAATCCATTGGAACAATCGTTGTGGTCTACGTGTCCTCTAGGGGAATATTGCTCTTTTAACCCAATAGGACATTTAATCGCTTTGTAATGTATAACTTCAATACCATGGCTACGCAATAGATCATCTATGGCTTCGTGATCGAAAGCCACATTGTCTAATGGCCCAATTAAGGGCAAGTAACCTTTGGTATTTTTATTAGCCATTTGATTCTATTTCTTTTATTTTGGCCAATAGCTCATAGGCTTTAGGCAACATTTGTTCAATTTCTGCCTTAGACAACACTTCTGACTTTGATAGTTCAGTTATCTTAACTGCTGGATGGTCCTTTTGGGCCATATACCTTGCGACCGCGCGATGCGGCCCAACCCCTAATGTTTGTAGTTGGCCATTCTTGCCAGCAGCAGATACTATAAACAAACCCCCCTTGGTTTCTGATTCCAAAACAACGTTAGGGCCCATTTGGCCTATGGCTTTAGGTTGAAATTTTAATTGATTAGATGCAACGTGCATTATATTACTCCTATAGCGGCTAGATTACGGGTCCACTATACCGGCCCATATTTCCAATAGATAACTCAATACGTGTTCTGGTGGAATTGACTTTAATTCTTTGACGCGATGCGTTACGGCTTCGGTTTTGGCCCCATAATTATGTAGGACTTGCCAAATAGCTTCCACACTTACACTTTGAACAAATTGCGCGAATTCATGCTCTAATTGGTAATTGCCTTTAGGGAACCTGTGATAACGGTCATGTGGTGACAAATCCCTAAAGTTGTCGTGTACGGAATATGCTCGTAAATAATATGGTATAAATGAATTAGGGTCATTGGCTGGGTCAAATTCATCCCCAGCTAATGAACTTCCATGGTCTATTAATTTAATGTTACCGTAAGAATCAGCCATTACGTTCATGCCGTGCCGATCCGTATTACCTAATATATAATCCATAAAGGCCCACTTAAATAACAACCCGCTGGCCCTATATGGCTCTAATATGTTCTTTATATCTTCACCATTGGTCATTCTTGTGTGTAAACCAGAATAATCGGAATTGAAGAATTCCATCGCAGCATATTCTTTTCCATTTATATCTACCAAGTCTGAACTAACTACGAAATTCCCTATCCCTAATAGTTCAGCTACCTTGGAATTAATTACTTCCCTACGAGATTGCCCAATGGGTTCTTGATCTACCCCGGAAGCTGGCGAGTTGTGTGGTTGATCTGGCTTTAATAGCCATTTGTTGTGTGTTCTATTGTTAACTACAATCATAGAACCTTCATTATATTTACCCTTTAAGTGTACTGATTCAAATTGGCCAGTATTAAAGGATTCTTGTAGGTATTCAGCGATTTCGCGGGATTCTATGTTTAAGGGCTTGACTTGGTATTCGGCGGCAGCCTTAGTTAGTTCTCCTACCCTCAATTGCATAATTGATTGAATTTTAGCCACAAATTCATCGTTGGTAGGCAGCCCATAAGCATACAAAGCAGCTAATATGTGGTTGTGTTCGTAAATGGCCAAAGCGTCTTGTAGGCGATTGGCTTTAGGGGTGGATTCCTTAGCCAAAAACCTAGCAGACTTGAATTCTGGTGTATCTAATATTTCATTACCAATCATCTTACGGGCCATCTTACGGTCTAAATCCGTAATATCACCCATAAGATTATCGTAAGTAGCGGATTTCTTTAGCTTTTTGCGCTTTTTATAAATCCATTGTTTAAACTTAACTGCAAATTCATCTATTGGTTCAGATTTCTTAATAGGCGCTTGTTTGGTAACCGTTGGTTGAGGTTGAATATTTTGGGCATGGGCGTGATATCCTTTTACATAAGAATGGGATTGCGCTGTTTGGTCATCGGCTTTCTTAGCTGCCCCCTCGCCCAAACGCCAACCATAAGCCATTCTTGACAAATTATTACCTAAACGCTTCCCTAAATAATCCCAATGTAAATATGCTAAAGTATTATAAAAATTAACATTAGTAGTAAATGTTTTATAAAACTTATCTGCCGATTCCAAACCCGGGAACATTGTCCGCATAGACGGATTTTTCATATAACGTTCGTGGGCGGTAAACGGCATAAAACCTAGGTGTCCGTGCGCTGTTTGCCATTTATTATTATTTACTACAGCGTGGTTTTGGTTTTGTCCGTTACGGGACTCCAAATGCATGATAGGATGCATTTCAGACGGCAAGCCTTGGGTCAGTTCGGCGGATACAGGGAACGGCTGGGCTACCCGCTCGGAGTTAGTAGTCGGCAAGTGTGGCCCATAGGGTAGGGGCTTGGGGGTAGATTTAGCTGATTGCTTAGTAGCTGCAACTTTTGGAGCCGCCGGTTCCGTTTTGTGTGGTTTGGCGGTAAATAATTGGGCAGCAGCCAAGAAAGCCGCTATGTGCGGCGCAGCTTTTTCTAGTGGTTCTGATTGGTCTGCCATTAAATATTACTCACTATGAATTTATTTTGGAATAACGCTTTAAACTTACCTAGCAATTGCTTTTTCTTGAGTTCTAATTGCTTAATCCTAGGGTCGAACATATTTGGACCCGGTGTAGAACCAGATTGGCTAATACCGTCAACCCCTAGAGAATAGCTAGTAGACCTATAAGTTGATTGCAATACAGTCAATATGTCAACAGCCGCATAACAACCAATTAATTCATTTAATACTTTAGGCAAAATACCGTCTTTGAAGCCAGTCGTGTATTCTATATTCCAATAACTAGGAACCCATTGTCTACCACCAGCAATAATATGCAAAAACATAGTACCACCACTACGACCAGTAGGGATAACACCAGAATTAATAGCTGGCATTAGTGGGATTATGTGCAATAACCCCTTGGTGAAATACTTGTGGTCAATCCATTCTGGCGGTACTATATAAATATCGTCCCCGCTGGCTGGTTTAATAGATAACTTATCTATTGATACAATAGGACGATGGTCTAATCTAAGGTGGCCGTATTGTACTAATAGGTTACGGTCAAAATCTTGGCCTTCGGAGCGTTGTACCGGGAATACGTCTATCCCCGTGTCTAGTTCAACTTGTGCAACAGCCCTTAAAACAAATTCTTTAAGGTCTTCACTAGTCATTGTATCGGCTTTACCCGTAATAGGGTCACGAATAGGGGAAACCAATGGTATACCCCACAAAAACCGACGTTTAAGCTGTTCTGCCGTCAATAATGGTTCAACCCTAGACCATTCTTGGGCATCTATAGCGTTTTCTGGATATAACGATTGGTCTAATAGTGCGGAATCTGTATAATCAGCCATGGGAGCCCCTTATATTGGACACATAGAACCCGATTGTGGCTCTACGCTTAATGCCCGGCTAACTCTACCGCGCAAAGTTCTGGTTGGCTCAGTCAAAACCAACAAGGCATCGGCTATACCAACGATTTCATCGCTAGAACTAATAGTAATCCGCCAAATAGAAGGGTCAGACGTACTATATAATTGAGTAGCGTTCTTGGTTAGCGTTTTGCTGGAATCTATGTTTTGTAAGGTAACTACCAAGGTTGACCCGGATGCTGGCATATAACGTCTACCAGCAGGAACAAATCCCTGTTCTGCCCGGTCTACTGATTTGTCCGTTAGCTGAAAATATACGTATACTTGGTCACCTTCGGTGAATTTAGCAGATTCCTCGTAGGTGAATTGATTAACGGATGCTACATTGTCTAAAATTCGGGCACTTAATACCATTTGGCAGCCTCACTCCTAGCTAAGATTGCTGCCTAAATCTCAAATAATACCCTAAACCTATAGCCCCCACCGATATTAATGCCCCGGGTACGTGTTCTCTTAATAATGGTTCGTGTATGGCCGTATTTAGCAATACAATACACCAAATTAAGCTAATCGCTACGCAAATATCCCACATAATCCGCATTATAAGTTCCATAATTCCAACCTAATATCCTTGCTGGAATCCCTAGACTTAAATGTCAAGCCAGTAACCCAAAATTTCTTAACTAATTCGAAATTTTCGGGTTGTGGTTCTGCTTCTAATACCAAACCTTGTATTTCAGGCACCACCAACGCTTCTTCTAAAGCTACTCTCATGGGGTCATTATATTTTACACTTATATCCCCTATTAGTTTCCATGCTTCTTTGTAGGGGACTTGTTGGATGTTGGCAAAACCTATTAAAATGCCCTTGTGCCGGGTAAAATCTATGATTGGCACAATATTATCGTTGAAATAAATCTCGGTTTCGGAATCGAAATCCGCCCTAGTGTCCCAATATAACAAATTAACATTTTTTAAATCAAATGTTTTTTCATCAAGCAACACCTGTTTGCTGGGTTGGTCTAATACGTCCATTCTTGATCCCTTCTAAACACTTTTCGGCCTTTACTTTAAAGTTTTCGTTTTGCAAATGCTCCAAAAAATCTGTTTTAAAGTAAATAGGCGACATTTCTAATAATAAATCATCTGCTACTTCTACGAAACCTTCTTCCACACACCGACAAATCATCAAAAACATAGCTTTGTGATATGATTGGGGGGTCATTAGCCCGGCTTTGAACTTTTCGTCTATTTCTTCTTTTACGGATTCTATCTTAGGGGCAAGTTTGTCCCAACTAATCAATTTCATGTTGTTCACCCGGGATTTCGGCTGGCATTTCTAAAATAGCATCTACGGCTTTCATTACTTCGGCACTTAAGTTATTGCCTACTAGCTCTTTAATCTGGTCCATTGCTTCTTGTTGAGTAATAGCATGGACTTTGTAGGATTTAACTATTTTGTTTAATGCTGTTTTAGTCGGAGTAGTATTCTTCTTCTTTGGGGGCATCTGTTTTAATCCTTTCCTTTGGTACTAATGTTGAATACACGTTTTTACCATCTTGAACCCATACCCTTTTGTAATAAACTTCATCTTCTGGCACCAAAACAGAAAACCTTAGCGATATTTCATCGACGGGCCATTGGTCTATCAAGTCTTGTCGCCATACTGCCCTACATTGTTCACATTGGTATGTATCTTTATATACATTAAAATACAATACTTTCTTACAGCTAGTATGGTATACGGTGTTATTATTGTCCCTATGCAACTTTAAATCTAAGTGGGTGGCAGGAACAAATTGATTGATGGTCTGCATTGGTATTTATTTAAAAACCGGTGTAAGGCTGGCATATCATTGGAATTATTCAAAACAGTATCAAACCAGAAATCCGGTATGTTTACTTGGTCTTGTTCGCTTGAGTGTTTGTCGGGCACGAAATCCTTATTTAAGGGATTTACTTTAATAACTGCCCCGCCAATCTTTTTAATGGCCAACACTTCATTTTTGTAACGCCCGTCAGTTATTATAACGGTGTCTGTTCTAATTAGACTATTACTTAATAGTTCTTCTGCTCGTTGTAGGGTTAGTCTAATCCAAAGTTCAGGATGAATAGCCCTACCCCAATCCCCTACTTCCTGCAAAGCCATTCTAGCAGAAGTGCCAGCTTTACGATATATTATTTTAGAACATATAGCTAATAAATCGTCTATATGTTTTTGTGTTCTATTCCGACCGATTTCTAGCTGTTCTATATATTTATTTACCACAATTGGCGCTTCCCTCTCCATAAGCGTTTTGGTTCTAGTCGCCTTGTCGGATTTCCAAAATCTAACATTAGAACGCTCAGACGATGGGCCAAATAGGTCACTATGTTCTGGCCAATCAACAACCCTGACCAGCAATTCTTTAATAGGGTCTGCCAATGCAATTTTAGCCACATACGGAAATCCCGGGTCTGATTCTATTTTTGCCGCAATATAATCCTTGCCACTACCAGCGTTGCCATATATCATTATAATAGGATACATTAATTAACCTTTGTCCCAAAGTATTCTGGCGCAACCTTTAACAAATCTTTCTTAACTAATCCAATAAGTTCCTGTATTTGATAATGCGCTTTAGGTGAAGTCCTTAATTCTATAACGTGCTTCCAGCTTCTAAAATTCATTGTAGCCACTATTTCCGTCTTTAAACATAACGGTAATATGTCTCGGGCTACTTCTGGCTTGACCCCTTGTTGCACCATTGATAAATATTGTTGCTCGATTTGAACCATTAAATTATACCAACGATCCCTTAATTCTTGGTTAGAGAATTCTGGCTCAATAAATGCTACTCCACCAAACTTGTCCTTGCTGTAATTACAATACCTAGTAGATTCTTGGCTGTAAGCCGCTATCCGGTGTCTTACCAATTCATTAGCTATTGCTCTATTGGTGACTAAATGAAATGTAGCAGAAGAATGTTCTGCTACCGATTCATGGCCATATTGATTACAAATACGGTCCACGAAATCTACGTGTGAGTCTTCTGTAATCCTATCTTCTGATTTCCAACAAACCCTACCCGCCCTCTCTATTAACTTACCCGGGGGGGATAATGTATCTGTTGGCCGCATTAAACCTATGAGTTCTGCTGATTGTTTGACGATACGCATTTGGGCTCCTTTGTAGACTACCTTACCACAAGTCGATTTAGGAGTCAACCACGTAAATAAAAAAACGGGGTGAGTCATTTCTGACCCACCCCGCTAGGTGTACTACTTAGATGCTTCTATTAGAAGCTTTGGTCACCCTTTAGGTTGTCTACTAGAACGTTCTTGCGAGGTTCAGTAACCTTTAGGCAGCAGAATCTAAAATGCGCTTCTGGTTCTGACAAATCGGCAACCGCCATCTTCATTCTTGAGTATGGAGCTAATTCAGCGATTTCCATTGTGTCATCTTGTAGCAAGAATCCAGTTACGAATCCCGGTACTTTGTTGTTTAGGTCGGTAAATGCTGGGGTAGCTGAACCGTTAGTAGCTACACGACCGATAAACTTAGCACTTGCGGCAGTACCACCAGCAGCAGAACGGTAAACGTTCATTATTTTGCTGGTTGGAGCAATTGAGGCACCAGAAAGAACAACGTTGTTTCCGTTAACCAAAATCGTTACTGCTAGGGCTGGGCTGCGAGAGCTTTCACCGATTTCGTTTTCTTGCGTAGTGTAGTAGTTGTATACTTGAGCAGCTACGAAAGTAGTGCTAGAAGCGTTTTGGGCAGAGGTTGGAACAAGCGGGGTCGCAGGACCGATAGCGCGTGCGCGGATTGGTTGAGTCTTTCCGCTTAGGAATCTGCTAGCTTCGGTCTTTACAGTACCACCGGAAACCCATTGACGTTGTACGTCTGCGCCTACAGCGGTTTGTGGGCTGCCAGCTAATACAATGCGTTCCTTGTTGGCGTATGCTAATTTGTTGTACGCACTTAGTACAAGTGGGTCGATATATAGGGTATCGGCTGAACCGTGGTTAATCGCAGAACGTACTGAGGCGTCTTCGATTATAGGTTGAGTCAAAACACCACCACCGTTTAATACAACTGACAAACCAGAGCTAAATGATTCAAACATTAGGTCTTGGGTATTGGTTTGTAGGTCGGATTGACGGATTTGTAGGTCTACCCCCATCATGTTTGGTAGTGGAGGTACAGCATTAGGGTTACCATCGAATACCCCTGCATTGCTGAAATCGGCCTTACCGCGGAACAAGTCGAATTCAATGTCGGCAGCAATTCTTAGTGCTGCGGCTTCGGCTTCCAAGTCTTCTGGCTTTTCACCGGATTGGGTCTTTACCATGTTTGATACCAATGTAGTTCTACGTAGTTCTGAGTAGAATGCCATTGGTACGCCTACACGGACGAAATCGCTAGTTTGTTCTTGCCCTACTGCACCTTCAATTTGGGCTGAACCACCGAATTGACCGTAGCTTAGACGACGGTTGAATTGAATGAATACTGACTTGACTGACTTGACATTCAAAGCCTTTTGTAGCTTAATGTGCTTGTCGTTGAAGGTAACATTATACATTACAGGAGAACAATCTTCTACTTGTAATGCTGAACCTTGAGTCAAGGTGGTAGGTACAGCATTGTAACCACCGGCTTCAAGAGCCTTTGCTAGTGATTCTAGTTTTTCCGCTAATTGTGACATTTTATTTCTCCTATAACTTTATTTGTTATACTTTTCATAGATTGATTCTATCTCATTGATAGAAACTGACTTAGACAACACGAAGTCATTGATCTTAGAACGTTCGAATTTGGTTAGTGACGGATTGCGTGATAAACCAGTTAGAGCTTTAGTTTGTTCTGATTTATTTAATTCAGAGAACTTTGGCATGGCTGGCTTTTCTGCCTTAGCTAATTCTTTTCCAGCCTTACGTACTGGTTGTGTCAATACTGATTCCAAAGTGCCAATTAGATCACCAACAGCTTTTTCTAATTCAGCAACTTTAGCTTCTGACTTTACTAAAGCTTCGCTTGGAACAACCTTTTCGGATTGAGCTAGTTGTTCTTCTGGTGGCATTTCTGGTGGGGCACCCATTTCTGGTGCTAATTGGCCTGCATCCTGTCCTACTGGCCCGGGTTCTGCACCGGCTTCGGCTGGCGGTGAAGCAGCTTGGCCCGCATCGCCTTGACCGTCTACTGGTGCGGTTTCACCACCCGCTTCACCACCCTTAGACATAATTACTTGTTCTATAGCATTAACTAATTGTTCTAGCTTTTCTGGTGGCAATGCACTTAGAGCTTGAACTAATGCAGCGGTGTCGTCACCGGCTACGCCTTCGCCCGCGTCCCCTAGGGCCGCATCTTCGGACGCGGACGGGTCTGCCCCGGCATCACTAGCTGTAGATGGTTCTACTTCATCAGATCCTTCCAAAGAAGCATCTGGACCATCAGTATCCATTGGCGCAGGGCTAGAAGTTTCTTCTGGCGCTGGTGCGCTTGCTGCGGTTTCATCATCTTTACGTAGTTTTGCCATTTTATGCTCCAAATCCTTTATATCGTGTTAGATTAGGACTTCTTCTTTTTTCCAAGTTCTGCTTTTATCTTAGCCAATCTATCCCCGGTTTGTATCCAAGCTTCTTTTTCCCCGGGTTTCCAAGGTGTTTGTTCTAATTTACCCGGTTTTACATTAGCTGCTAGTTTTGCTGCTTCTTTCGCAGCATGATCGGCTTTTATTTTTTGTGCCGTAGCGTCTGCTTCTGGACCACTTATTTTAGATTTTGTTGCTACGTCTGTCGCTTTTTTCTTATTACCCAATAGGCCAGTTCTATCAACATATTCCGGGGTTGCTTCATCTGGTAATCTAGCTATACTTCCAACACCCTTTGGTGGGCTATCTTCCCAATTGTCAGGCATATTACCTGTTCCAGTAAATGCTCTAGTACCAAAAGGCTTTGACCTAATACGTTTAATGGTTTCCGCTATACGTCCACTATGGGATGCGGTAGGTGTAATACCTACACCGGGACGCATTTTAACACCCGGCTTTTTAGCCATTAAGCTTTGTGCTTTTGCGGCACGAGATTGAACTATTTTTTGGCCTAACATTTGGCCCATTTTTTTAGCTACACCTTCATTTACTGCTTGTGGATCTGCCCCACGACCACTAGCCTTTAATTCATCTGAGACTTGTTTGACAACATCACCTTGAATTTTTTGTGCATAGTTTTTCAAAGATGGTATTTCTAACAATTTATCCACATATGGTACAGATTGCTTAGTAGCCGGATCTACCCTAAATCTACCGCTATCCATAACGGTTTGCATAAAAGATGGGTGTATTAAAGCACTAGTTAAGACCGGATCCTTTTGAAGATCCTTATGAGCCATCATTTCTGATTTGTGTCTAGCCAATATTTTAGCTTGACCTTCTGGCGTTTGCCATAAACGTGCGGATTCATTTTGCTTTTTGTGGGCTTGTACTTCATCATGTAATTGTTGGGCTACTTGAACCGCATTCCATGTATCCCCACTAGAACCACCCATACCACCAAAACCTACGGTTGGTTGTTGTTCTACTTTTGATTTAATTTTATCCGGTACTTCTACCTTTTTAGGTTGTGGTCCACCGGGTTGACCAATTTGGCCAACAGCGGCTTTACGGGCTGCTAGTGCAGCTTTTTCTTCTGGTGACGCCAAAAATGAAGATTTATCTGCTTTTTTTCTAGCAGCGTTTTGAGCATCTATTAGTTTGTTTCTGGCACTTTCCAAACGTTGATGGTGGGTTTCCAATGATTCATAGGTGCCATCTGGATTTTGTTGACGTTGCAAAAAAGCATATTCGGGTCTGGTTTCGGCCCATTGCTGTAATTTAGCAATACTTGGGATAGCAGAACCATAATTACCAAATCCCGCCTTTGTCCCACCTTTACCGCCTTTATCCTTGATTGCTCCACCCTCATAACCGGTGTCTGTAGTTTGGCCACTATCAAGCTCGTCTGGCAATAATGGGTCAGGTTGGTGTTCGGCTTGTTGCCTGCTTTGCTTACCAAACAATTGTTCATAAAATGCCGGATCGGCTATTTCTTCTGGTGTAGCTACGCGGGCTGTGACATTTGCGTCTTTATAACCGCGAGCTACACGTTGTTTTACTTGGTCAGCCAAAGGAGCGTGTTGCAAAAAGCTTAATAGCTTTTCGGACGCTTCTTCTTTTGAAGGCTCATTTTCTAATGGTTCACGTTGGCCAGATGCAATATCTAGCATCTTTTTGGTCCAATGCTCAAAATCGCCTAAGTCTGGCTTGGATTTTAATTCACCCTTTTCGTCTAATACGTCTTGGTATTCGGGTTGAGCTAACAATTCTTTTCTAAACTTTGGATCGTGTTTGGCTCTATACTTTGCTGTTAGAGTTGGTTGTGCTAGTAAACCAGCAGCAGCATCCTTACTAGATCCTATATGGCTTTCTTTTTTGTTAGACGTTTTGGCGGTATCTTTGTGTGCAACCATGTAATCCGCAAACGATCTAGCTACTCTTTTAGCTACGTCTGGATTTGTTGGGTGTTGCTCTAAAATGTTTCCCAAAAGCTTCATTTTATCCGACAAATGTTGATGCGGATCATGTTGAACACTTTTGTCTTCTATTTCAGGCTTTGGGGATTTACTTGTAGGTTGTGCAATAAATTCTGGCTTAGAAACTACTTGCGGGAATTTTTCTGCTGTCGCTGGAACATCACGACCAGCAATAAATGGACTAGCAGGGGTAACCGCCCTATCTAATACAGGCTTTGGTTGCCCCGGCTTTTTAACTAATACACCAACAGGTTTTGAACTAACTGATTTGGGTACGTCTGGTGATGATTCTGGTGATGATTCTGGTGATGATTCGCCCTTAGCCTTAGCCTCAAGCACTTCACCAATAGTAGCTTTAGCCAATTCTTCTTGGCTAGACTTAATTAATTCACTTATTTGTTGCCGCGCTTCTTTGATAAGCGCGGCAACATCTTGGTCGAATTTTGACATACCCAAACCCCGTGTAATCTACTGCCACTAAGATTACAACGTTTGAGTTAGTGGGTGCCACAATTGATCGATAGTTACCTTTAGGTTACCAGCAATCAATGTACCTTCTACCGGGAATACACCGTTAGCAGAGTGGTATACCTTGACCTTCATACCCAAAGTTAATAGGTGTGAAAGAACACGGGTTACGAACGCCATGCTGGCAAGGGTTTGTCCCAATACGGCAGATTGTTCAAACGCTACGTGTACGATATGTGGGGTAAATACGTCTTGTGTACCACCAACCGCGTTTAGAGCTTGTACTACGCCATCTTCGGGACCAATTTTAATAAAACAACCATCTTCACCGGCTGCTGGGGTAGCGTCGCCAACTACTAGTGTAGGATAATTGTCTGATACGCCAACACTTTCAGTTAGTGTAAAAGTGGAACCCAAACGTTGACCAAGGTCGTCCTTCAATTGACGCATGGTTGCTGATGCCTTCTTTGATTTATAAGCCATGATAAGTTCTCCTATTGAACTAAACCTTAGATTGCCACAATCTCATTGACAAAAACTGAATCTACGGTTTATGGACACTTATCTTTGCTTAAATTGCAACCAGTTGTTGCCTAGAACCAAATACCACGAATCCTTAACTACTGAACGCCCTGTGCAATTATGGTGTATACAATGTTTTAAACAATACCGCTTCAAACACCGTTATCCACAATGCCAAAACTGCAAAATACATAAACCATTAAATTCTAATAATATATGCAAAAAATGTAATGCCCAACAAGGTCTTAAGGAGTGCAATAAATGCCACGAAATTTTATTGCATAACACTTCTTTTTATAAAGACCGCGGTATTTGTATTAAATGTAAACAAATAGCTAATCGTCTGTATCAGGCTTCTTTAAAGGATTAGCTAAATTAAGCCCAAAATCATGTGGTTTTGGCTCATGGTGTATGGCATTGTGGGATTTACCCTCAGACCAATCTGCGGGCTTTTCCTTTAATAACGCCTTAATACTAGTGTGATTAGGTTCTTTTAAGGCAGCCGTTGCTATAATTTGAGATTGTTCTGCTTGGTTCGCATTATGCCCCATACCTATAGCGTGTTGGCCTTGTAATTTACTAGCCCGATACGCTCTAGTAAAACGATGCGATTCTTTAGTGCTAGGAAACCATACCCTAAAATCATTGCCTTTAAACCTAAATCCATGCCCATTATGCGCTTGACTTAGTTTGGCTATATATTTCCCATTAGGGACCGTTTCAGATAATGGCTTAATATGGACCCAAATACCTGTGTTGTTAGCTCTTTGGGTGTGTAGTTCATAAGCCAATTTATTGCCTAAACCATGTATGTCCGAATCGGAATACAAAGCATGGCGTTCCATTGGGGTATGGGAATCTGGATTATACGGCATTTAATGGCTCCAAATGATATTCACCGCTATTTAATTTATCTGTTATGGGCTTTAATTCTTCCTCAGATACCTTTTTCCCGTTAATTACCGCATTGGGGCCATGGAATTCTACTATGACATTTATGTCGGGCCCAATTACTTTGAACTTATGGTCTGGCGCAGAATCCCCTAAATCGTGTCTAGGTAGGGCTTCTGGATGATATACGTGTAAATGGGATTCTGGCACTACTTTAAATCTACCATTGGCATTCATTGAATTGATACGTCTGATAAATGTATCGTCCAAGCTGTCTCCCAACAAGGATTTTATGTCAGTATGGTCTTCCAACCATACTAATTTCTTATTGGGTTGGTCCAAAAATACCTTGCCAGCAAGTACCCAATAGTGGTCTTGCCCCTTAAACCTTAAAGCATAGATTCTTAAAATATTATTTAGCATTTATCTTCTTCTTTTAAATGGTCTATCGTCAGGGGTTGATTCTTTGGTTGGCTGCGCCACACCGGGGTCAAATCTTGGATTTACCAAGTCCCGCCATAACAAAGGTACTGGTTGCATTGCCTTGGATTGTACGTTCAATGCATGGTGCATTACTTGGCGTCTTAAATGGTCTGGTAGTTGGCGGTCTTGTAATAATTTATCTAATTTGCTAAAATCTAATTGGTGTAACCATTGTCTAATTGATTGTGGCAAACCATGGTCCATTTCCGATAATTGCAAGAAATACGGTGTTGATAATGCGTGTTCATTCATAAAGCCGTTATCAATCATATGCAGCTTTTGACTGTCCTTGTCCCAAATCATGTTACCGGCATGACGATCTGTGTTCCCCATTATCATTTCAGATACCATATGACGCTTTAATAGTTCATCGTTTTCGGGTTTCCATCTCCAATTTTGGAATTCTGGTGTGCGTTCTGCGGAAAACAATTCTTCACCGGGCACAAATTCGGAAGCAGCAAAGTGTTTTGAAACATAATTATGATCTGGATGTTTAAAAGCGGTTAAGGTTGGATACAATGCACCAGTACCCCAAAAATGATGCGCTGCGTCATGGTGTATTTGTTCAGCTTTAGGTATTGGCAAAGTTGCTGCAACCCTATTTAAATCATCCATAATAGGATCTGTCCAATCAGATATCCAATCAGATTTAATAAATACAGCCTTACCGGTCAACGGATTAATATGCTTGCCATTAATACTTTTGCCGGGGTCAACCATTTGTCCCAAACGATCAAAGATAAGGCCACCAGAACTAAAACTACGGTCTTGTTGGTATTCTCGATGGTCTGGATTCAATATTAACCCGTGTATTAAATTAGTTTGTTCGGGTGTATTATTATCGAATACCGCGTGTTCTATACCGTGTACTTGATGCCTTAATACTGGTTTAATTGGATGTTCTAATATTTCTACTTTATGGTCTTCGTCTATTATAAACTTATGAGAGTCAGGGTCTTTACTACAAACATGACCGTCCCGGTCGTCTGGCCCGTGGTAGTGTAGCACACTCCCAGCGTAGGGGCCAGTATGGACTTTGATTTTACCGGGGACCGCTGCGTCTGGTTTAGACAATTCCTGTAATCCGTGTTTGTCTGTTTGGATTTTAGGGGTGGTTTCAGTTGGGCCAACTGTTTTAACTAATTGGTTAAATTTTGCCAACAAATCCCCTAGGTTCTTAATCAAAACAGACTTTGGCTTCAATTGATGCAACGCGGCATACAATAACTCGGTTTGTCCATTATGGTAGGATTCTATCCCATCTAGGAAATATTTAACCAAGTCCGCCGGTACGTCCGGGTGTTCTTGGTTTATGAATTTTTCTAGGGGTTCCTTACGGGCCCATTTCTTATAGGTATCTATTAACTTTTTCTTTTTCTTGGATTTCCCGTCAACCCATTCTGTTTGTAATGCACTATAACCATTAAGTTGTGTTGGAGCTACATTGTATTTCATTAGTAGCTCGTTTAAGTATTTGATTTCCTTGAAGTTTTCCAACTTATCGGCCAATAGTTCGGCTTCATCCTTTACCAAGGCATCAAATTCATATACTACCGACTTTTTGATTTGGGTAGTTGGCAAATCCCCCCTAACCAATTCATCTAAAGAACTAACGTCATCTGCATCTTCCAAAACACCCGAAATGCAGCTTCTATTACAAGGCTTTAGGGTAGCCGCTACTCTACGGGCTACACTTCTTTTTAAGAAATTACCTTCGCGTTCTATTGTAGAACCCTCAATACTAAAACGCATTAATATTGGTAGGTGTCTACGGTGGTAATACCTAATTAAACTAGCGGCGGCTTTGGCCCCGGTATGATCTTCCCCATTAAATAGTTCTGCCGTAATATAAACGAACGGTAATTCAATTTTATCCCAATACATCCTTTGACGGGGATTTTCACAATCTTCTGGTTTAAATATTTTCTTGGCGTATGTAATAGCCCCAATAATATCATTGCTAGATGCACCACCATCCTTTTCGGAACGGTGTTCGTAATTTAATACTCCTAGCCCAGCTTCCAAATCAGAAATATCTAATCCGGCAACAGACAATATTTCACCAGAGCTATCTATAGCCTCAGATGCCGCAATACCGTCTATTACCATTGCTTTAGCCATTGTTTCCACCTAATAATTGTGCCACTTGGTCTGCTTTTTGGGCTATTTCTGATTCACCCTCGGGTGGTTGGCCTTCGCCCTCACCTTCGGGTGGTTGGTCCCCCTCACCTTCGGGTGGCTGTTGCATTTGTTGCTGTTGCATTTGTTGTTGTTGTTGCTGTTGGGCCATTTGCTCTTTAGCTTGTAATAGTTGTTGGTATTGGAACCAGAATGGATCTCTTACATAATCCCACTTAGGGTCTTTGCTGGCCCCCACTTGACCAAAGAAGTGTTCTTTTATTTGTCCTACAGTCCAATATTTATCCAAAACAGCTTGATAAGCTGCATTTAGTGGGAACCTACCACCCCATTCTTGTCCTACTGGCTCCTTTTCAACGTGTAGGCGGATTTCATCGTAATCCATGTGTAGTTGTTGGTCTTGAGCTAGCCTAGTTGATTCCTTTTCGGCTGTATCCGCATCCAAGCCAGCAAACTTCAATACACACAATTGAGCCAAAACTGGGTCAATTAAAGGTATAATTACTTCATTAAAGAAATCTTGGAACTTTAGCAAAAGCGGTCTAATACCTACGTCCCGGGCCGCTTCCATTTTGTATTCGTTGCTTGATTCTGATAAAGCTTGGTTATTGGTTCCTTTAGACAAATGGCTGTAACCCGGTAATTCGTCAGGGGAAATTTGGAAAGCCGACAATATTGCCCTAGCATTATTATCATACAAATACTCGAATTCCATGTCCCGGGCACCTTGGCCCTCAAATGGTTGCCAACTAATTTCATCCTCTACGTCTACACCAAATACAGGTACTCGGAAAGAGTTATTTACATTATTAATGCTAGCCGTCATGTGATTACGGATCTGAGTAATCAAATCAGGTGATATGTCTGTAGACTTGATTACAATCATACCCCTAGCGGCACGACCATTTTGGAAATATAACTTATTATAAGTAGTTATATTAATGTGTGTTACTACATCATTTATTACTGTATCAATTGGTGTAATAGGGTAGCCGTTAAGTTCGTAGTCCGTAACTGGATACATATCCCAAACGACCATTTCGTCTTCCGTAAACGCTTGTCTAGGTTGGTTTTCTATTACTTCAACGTAGGCATATTCATCATTTTGGAAACGTTCTGGCTGTAACTTTTCATTCTTGATGGATTGCAAATGACTCAATGCTTGTTGTCTAATACGGTCTATTGCTTCTAGTTTAGGAACCGTTTTATATATTGTACCTGCATCAACTGACCTAAAAGCATGAAATACCCTAGTTCCATCCATTTTACGGGTATATATGATTTCTGTAGCAAATCGACCATTGATTAATGCATTTTTGGCTTGTTTATATAAATAAACCGGTAGGGATTCTTGTTCTCCCCTAGACCAACCTTCGGTAAACCCACAAGTCCCCAACAACTTAGTCGCATTTTTAATTCTACTACGCAATTCTTCCTTTTGAGAATCCGTAGCCTTTTCCATAACCCCCTTACGAGGCATTAATATATAACCTAAACTAAAACGGTCTTGTAATTCTCTACCAAATACCGTTAAATGGTTGGCCCTAGCCATCCAAATAGCTGAAACCAATGAGTCCTGTACCGATATTTTTTTTAAAACATCGTCCGGTAATAAATTACGCTTTGGCTTCCATAAGGTTTGGAAATTCCTATTACTAGGGTCTTCCATTACCGCTATACGGTGTATCTTTTCCCCTCTTTTAAGGGAATCCAAAGAATTCAGCACCGACTTTTCTAGGGACTCATGCTTTTCTTCTGCCTTAGCTAAATCATTATGATCTAACCAGCTAAATTTGACATTAACTGGCTTAGGCTTGAAGCCCTCGTCTATTTGGTCTTGTAATGTTTTAGCCATTTTATTCTGCCATTATTAGGTCTACATTCATTTCTGAACTAGAACGATTTACTATTACTAATGACCAAACCGGACCCCATTTTTCGAAAAATGCCATATTACCGGCATCAGCTACAATCATTGGCTGCAAACGATTAGTATTACCGGTGTCGCCATTTAATCTAATAACTGATTCTTGGTCGGTTTCTATTTTCAAATAACGCTTTGCATTAGAATATACTGTAATGCCAGCCGCACCCGGGGTAATACCCGTTTCCAACGGTAATGGCTCAGTAGACATAAACTCTAGTCGATTATGGGTAACAGTTGAAACAATATAGGTCTTTTGTGTTACCGTTGAAAACCCGGCAGATAATTCTAGGGTGTCCCCAACTTGGACCCCACTTGAACTATATGCTTGGAATTGGCTATTACTGCTAATAGCTACAGCTAATTCGGCTGCCCCACTAAAATCTGTTCCAGCTAATCTTTTAGCCGTCAACACCGTGCCGGTATTGGCCAAAACTTGCCATTCCCCTACATTGTCTACATTAAATGGACTAGCTGAATCCCCGGTAGTGGTATGCGGTATAAATACTATGTCTCCTACTACTACCCCGGCAAATCCCCCAACCGGATTAGAAGTAAATGTAACAGTAGCATTATTATTAACTGCTACATCCACGGTACTGCCAGTTAATGTTAAACCACGGTTGGTTCTAAATGCCGGTAACGTTCCGGCAGAATAAAGCAATCGGTATAATCCATCGGTGTAGGAGTTGAGTTCTAGGTCAAACACCGTGGTCCCGTCAACGCCTAGGGTACGGGTGCCGCTAAAAACCGTCTTGGTTTCGTTGGGCACCAACGTCACCCGCACCGATTCGGGGTCTTCAACCGTTACCCCTAACCACCCCTTACGCCAATCAACAAACCTTTTTTGAGGGTTATTTGTAGCGGTATCGTCCCCGTGAATTAAAATATGTGTGGATTTGTTTAAAAATGGCATGGGTTGTCCAGTCTAGGTAAAGATTATACCTCAAATATAAAGGAGCCCTTCTTGCCTTTTATTATATTTGAAGTGCTATTTCCATCCGTCAAAGTCCTAATACGCTCCACCATCCAATTATCCCTAGTGATTACGGTAGATTCCCCGGATTGGGTAATGGTGGTTTGATTAATACTGGCAGCTACCGGTTTCCCTTTAGGACCGAACAAATTTTGACACAAATAACGCAATGCGTCAACTTCGTCATCTAAAGAATCGTCTGGTACGTCAGTTGGCCTACCCGCATCATCCAATACCCAATGGTATTTTGATACACGATCTACTAATAGTTCACAACCTTCGTCACCACCTAATATAAATAGTTCTGGTTCTTTGCCACCACCCGGCATTAATTTAATACGTACTGAGTCAATTCCAGCTAATATATCTTTGGTAAAAGTCTTACACCTAAAGCCAGCCCTGCGAAATGATTTAATGTCGCTAGGGTAAGCGGGGTCTGGATAAACTGTGGGGTCATAATCCAAATATGGCTTACAAATACCTATTTTTTCATTTAATTCTAATCCAGCCACAGCTTGTACGTCAAATATAAATAACCGGTGACCATCTAAACCCGCTAAAACTGTAGCGAAATTGTGTGTAAAGCCGAAGTCCATGCCTAAATGAAAAGACATACCCCTAGCTTTCATTAAATTAATTAAATCTGCTTTACTAAAAAATGGGCTTTTCGGTAGTTCTCCTGTAATAAGTTCCGCCATAGCCCTAGCCCTAACTACGTGTTTGGTACGGTCAAAGTGGGGGTAAATCAAGCCTTCACTAGATGGTTTCCAACAAAGTAATTGGGCTTTAGCGGTTTCTGCTGTTACTTTATGGAACACCCCTTTGGTAACCGCTACAGACTTATATAATTTAGAATCTCCTACCGGCTTAGTGGCTAATCGACCTTTACAGCTAGCAAATAACGAGCAATTCTTTAAGCATCCAGCAAAACCTTCGGCTTTTTTATATTTTGATTGGGTTTCTGGTGATAATAACTTAAAATCTGCCTCATTAATAGCCGCTAAAGTATTTTCATTATAATATATAGGTATTTTAGGTTCTTCGGGTAGGTGTCTGGTTGGTTCACACTTTTTGGTTACATCCAATAAGTTCCAATGCCTAACTATAGTTTTCTTTGATTCAGCCTCGTCTAATGCTTTCTGTACTAAGCCGAAGGCGAATTTACGGCTGGAAATCATTAAAGTAATAGGGACTTCCCCATTTTCCCCCTGTGACGGAATCATTTGTGCTTCTTCTACTGGCTTGGGTGGGGCCAAGTCTAATTCGTCCAAAACCATAAAAGGTACGTGTTCTGAGTTCGCACCAGCCATAGTAGCTATAACTACTTTAATGTAGTAAGAATGTGCGGTATAACTACCCTTTTTGCTAATATCTAACGCATCGTATTCAGCTTTAGATAAAGTAGGATATTTAAAGTTAACGTGGTCGTAACGAGTTATTTCAACCGTTCTTTTGTTGTTGGAAGTAACGAAATCCCTCAAAATCGGTCTACGCAAAAACTTATCTACATATTGTACCGCTTTGGCCGCTTGGGATTCAATAGCCGCCATGTGGGCTACGCTACGTCTTAAGTGGAACAAACAAAGCACTTCCATTACGGCAGCCGACAATGTTTTATAAGAGTCCCGGGCAGCGTAAGCCAAAACTGTTTGGAAATCTTCGTCTTTACCATCCAATGCCTTATGATATATTTCCCATAATAAATCCATGGGGCTAGAATTGGATGGTGGCGTAGTGGTGTCGTCATCGCAAAGTATGGTATCGGGTATATCTAGACCTAAATATATCTTAATCCATCTTTTTAATGAATCCTTGGATTGGCAAGGGACGAATAAAGCCTTGCGTTTTGTCCGTTCTATATCATCCATTACTTATTCTCTAATGATTCCAATAACTTAAGCGCAGCTTCGTTGTCAAGCTCAACTGGCTGTTCCTTGACCGGCAACTCTTTGACGGCTGGGGATTCTTTTTCTATTTTAGCAGTTTGCTTATTTACTAAATTAGTTAAAGCATTAAGGGTTTCCCGATATTCCTTTAGGGAATGTATGCCTATTTGTTCTATGAATTCGGGATTGTGTGTTTGAAGGTATTTCTTAAATTTTGTCCCGTGTTCTACGTGGGCTGCACTTAGGGAATCTGCCAAAAATGCCGCTGATTCCATTTGAGTTTTTAATACTTTGTCGGAAATCGTATCGTATAATTGCTTTAAGTGTTCATCCTTGCGGCGGTCCCATTCGTGACGAATACGTGCATCCACTATCGACCCTAATGGCAAGGATTCATCATTTAATCTATATATATCTTTACAACTATAACCATTTAAATACAATTGATATAATTGTAAAGCATTAGCCACCGGTATTGGTCGCAAATTGGTATTTGCTCGCCATTTCAGCAATGCTTGCTGTTCTTCTACCGTTAATAAGGACTCAATATCAGGACTCATACAATACTTTCTTGTTGGTACGAACTATTACTTTGTAATCCCCTATTAATTCTTTAATTGCTTTAACAAATTCTTTAAAACGAACCGCCATAATGCGTTTAGCGAGGTTTTCTTGGTTTTTGGCTAAGAAAAACGTTAGTTCTTTGGCTTCATAATCGAAATGACATTCTGACTCATTATACCCAAAAAACACCAAAGGCCACATTTTTAAGTGTTGTACTTGGTATTCGTGTAACCCACCGGTAAGTTTAGTGAATTCCCTAAGTTGAGCACGGACTTCCTTTACCCTAACCAGCTTATCCGATTCTGTGCCAGTTTCCATAGTTGCTCCTTTAAAGATTGGCGTGGCGGTTGATATTTTTGCCAATATTTATAAAAAGACGTACTGAGCCCATCTGATTCTTTAATAGTCGCAACCGTTACTTGGTCCACAAATACCTTAACTTTAGCCCCTAATGCCTTCCAGCGTTCCGCCTCAGATTCACAAAACTTGGCTGAACCAAATATTTTAATGGTGGTGTCGGTGTGGGGGTCTAAGGTATGTTCTAGGGGCTGTGATTCGTGTGATTCGTGTACTATTACTTTTTTGCATACCTTATCGGTTGGAAATTCCTTAATTACAGTACCACTATAAAAATCCATTAAAACTATTGACTTATGTTCGTTAGCATCTGCCAAAGTCCGCCAACGCGGACTACCCGGGTAAAATACTTTATCCAATTGTTGCTTGGCATGAATATGACCAGACACTATAATAGCTTGCGGGATTTGATTAATGTCAATGCCTTCTTTGGAATACATACCACCCATATTGGCCCCATTGAATTCTTGGTGGCAAACTACTATTTTAACTTCGGGGTAGTCGGTGTGGTATTTTTGACACACCCTGATGAATTCCTGTGTGTCTGCCATATAAGGTATATATAATATACCATCTAAACAAGTTGGTTTATTAATAATAAAGGCCAATTGGTCATGTACGTCCATAGCCGATACTTTGGATTCCTTGACGCCAGACATATCGTGGTTTCCAACCAAACAAATAGTATTACAAGTAGGTTCCTTGAGGTATTCTAGGGCTTTACGCCAGAAATCCTGTACTTCTAAGTGGATAATAGAGTGCGTGTGGTATTGGTCACCCAAAAATACTATGCCATGTACTTTATGTTCAATTGCTATTTGATTAATATAATGCATGAGTTCCCAGCAATCATTGAGTTCGCTAGGAGTCGCATGAACATCACCTATTATTAAGTATGGGCGCATATTATTTATCGGTTGGTTCCGTTGTGCTTGTCCCACAAGTGATAATATATGGCGCAGGATCACCTACGGTATACGGTGGTAATGGGTTTGTAACTCGCCATGGGCTACCTACAGGCGGCGCTAAATCACTCGTTACGGGTAGGTGTTTGCACATTACAATTGATTCAAAAGGAATCAATATAAATTCTAAGTTGTCCACATTATACACTTTTCGGGACCATACGTGATGGGATAGTGCATCGCCATACAACCAAACGGTATCGCCGGGCGTAAAAACGAGGTTATGATCACCAAAAAAACTAAGCAAAACCTCTGTTGAAATCAGGGATTGCTTCTGTTCGATACCACCAAACCCCTTTTCTATCTTAGTTTTAATAGCTACTTCTTTAAATGGCTTACAAGCAATTAATTTATTTAGAGTTATCATTGTAATTACCTTATTTTATTGCTAAACCCTTTAATTTAAGCAATTTTTGTTGAAAAACATTTAATTTAGAAATCCCATCATATAATTTGTATTTAAGTTCTTCATTTTCAAATTGATTGTCTGGTCTACAATCGTCTGGTGCTTCAAATTCCCCCAAGTCGTCTGGATCTTCCCCAGCGTCAATAGGCATATCTAACGATAAATGGTCTACGGCTTCTAGTAGCTTGCTGATTTCATCTGCATCCGTGAAATTATCGTTTTTTTCTAAACTATTAACAAATTCGGCTAATTGCTCCGGGGTCACCCCGGCTTTCTTACGAGCAATATTGGCCCTATATATTTTACGTTTGTCGGAAGGGTAAAAATGCAATACCGTTTCCGAATAATCTTTTATTAGTTGGCCAGTTACCCGCCCTATGATAACAGACCTAAACACGGGTGTATAAGGGAGTACGAATTTGTCTATAGCGGCTACTAGTCCCTCAACAGCAGATTGCACTAAATCCATATAATCCAAGTGTTTAGCTGGTTTATTCTTACTAAATAACTTAACTCTTGACAAAGCCAAAGGCATATTGAGTTCAATCAGCAGTTGCCGCTTAAGTTCAGCCTTTTTGGCTAATTTCAATAGACCTTTATTTAATAAACCGGTCTTAATAGCTAATTGAATAAAATGGTAGTTGATATGGTACGGAAACAAACCTTTAGGGTCTTTGGCCTTAAATGCCGCCGCTATAGTATCCCTGTAGGTGACTTGGCGTTCTCTAAAATATGGTCTGGCAGCTAATATATTACCCTTTTCAGACAACACATAATCCATAAACCGTTGGTAAACTTCCTCCCCTACCGAAGATTTAATTAATGCTTCCCTAAAAGCTGTTTCAGCCGCAACCATTTCCTCTACTTGCTTTTGTTGTACTTTATCAAAATCCGCTTTGGCTGGCTTTTTACCGTATGATTGTATAATCCTACTTAAATCAATAGCGAATTGTTTAAAAATACCTGAATTCCATTGTTTCATTTAGCTTATCCATTCTACGGTGTCATAAACGTCACGATAAGTACGGACCCGAGACAGGCAATGCCGTACTAATATGTTGTCAGAATCCGCTAAACCATTAACGGTTACACAAAAATCAACATAATTAAAATATACCTTATCTGCAACTTTTCTCGTACCTCTACCTATGGCTTGTCTAATTTTGATTTCCGACGTTCCAGCTTGCAAATTAATTAAAGTACCTACTGGTTTAAGGTCTGTGCCAGTTGAAATACAACTAGTGCCAACTAATATTTTAAGATCACCCTTATTAAAACGTTCAACTAGGGCATTAGGGTCTGACTTATGGTATTCTGGCGGCAAAAACTGCTTATTGGATTGTGTAGCGCCACCATGAGCAAAGCCCACTTCATATTTAAAGTAGGGTAATAGGTATTGGAACTGTTCTATGTGTTCTACTAGTATTAATACTTGGTGGTTTAGTTGTTCTACGGCCAAATTGGCCAAATTGGCTGCTTTTTGATTAATTAATTTATTCTTGTAGAAATGTTCGTCAACGAATTCTTGGTATTCTAAGTTTGTTTTATTAGAGGGTGACTCTACGGTAATGACCTTAAACTTCGGTTTGGCCAAATACCCTTGGTCTACCCCCTCCTTGACCGTCATATGATAAACTATTTTATTAGTTATGCCTTCTAATAATAAATCGGCCCCGTCATTTCTAAATTGGGTGCCTGAGAAGAAAAACCTGTAAGGCGCATTAGCACAAACCCCAAAACAAACTTGTGCCAAAGTCTCCGCTGGACACAAGTGGGACTCGTCTGCTATAAAGACCGTGGCTGATGCCAAGTGGGCAAATTCAGCCGTCCCCGGCTTGACCCGGGCTAAACTAGCCGCTATACCAACGGTGATTAGTTTGCCTAGTTGCTTTTTACCATCCCCAAACAAACCTACCTTGTTTTTACCAAATTTGTCTACAAATTCATCGTATAACTGCCAAGCAATAGACCGACTAGGGGCCATTACTACCGTAGGTAGCCCATAATGCTTGATTAGGTTTAAAATAATAAAGGATTTCCCTAGGCCAGTCCCTATTTCTACCCCCCCGTGTCGGATTTCTATTAAGTTATCCTTGCTAACTAATTGATAAGGTCGGGGTTCAATAGTAGGCACCCTAGCCCAAGGTATAAGCTTGGGTTCAGGATAAGTGACAAGGCTATCCACCGGTAATTTGAATTCATTAGATAACCGATTAGACAAACCACTATAAGTCCAATAGCCTTTATCGTCTTCCATAAGTAAACAAACGTTGATTGCATTTTTCTTTCTTTCTAGTTCCTCATAAAAAGCTTGTCTGCCATATTTATTGGCAAACCAAACTGCTTTTTTGAAGCGTTGGTATTCACCAACCAAAGTCAAATCTCTATAAGTCAATAATTGACGTAACTTAGGGATTTGTTCATCCTTTGGATGAATCCTTAGTTTGGTCGGTGTTTCTAAAATAAGCATAATGGATAACCTTTAGGGCTTGGCGCATTCGCGTGTCCGAATTTCCATTTACCCTAAAGATATTGCCCATTTTGCCAAATACTGCTTGATCGAAATTGTCTGGATCCAATATTGGTATATTATTGCTAGTTAAGTAATTCATTAATTTATCATGCAAAGCCAAAGACTGTTCCCTAGAATGTACCCGGTTTGGGTCTATGAAAAACTCGTAAATAGGGGGGCACAAAAACAATATGTCGTAGTTGACTATTGTCCTAAATCTGCATTCTGCGTTTTGTGGATTATTAACATAAAGTCCTGTATTGACTGTAGAAGAATCAGTTACTACTATGGTTCCTGATTCATCAAATAAGAATTCAGCATAGGTTTGGGCTGATGCTATTTTATTTTGATCATCATCTGTTAGTTCTATTATTGGCTTACGCTTTCTTTTTTCTGCAATATAAGTTCTGGCTTGTTCTGGTATGAATTCAGCCAATAAACCATCATCTTTTAAACTAGCATATACTTTAGCAGCTACAGTAGTTTTGCCAGAATTAGGGCAACCTAAAAATCCGATTAACATTTGATTTCCTTTGGCCAATGTTGGATTTCATTATAGCAGGACTTCGGCGGGCTGTCAACGCGAAAATTTTGCGCTTGACACCCGGTTGTGAACACGCTATAATCGATCTTAGCCAATATTGGCCAACTAGAAATCAAAACCCAACAAAAAATCAGTATGGATCTAAGTAGATCGTAGTAGGCTAACTACTGATTATTTAATTAAATAATTATTGTGGGCCAACTTATTTTAACTTAAAGGATTTAAATAAATATGACTTCTTATAAGAAAGTTAAATCAGTTTCTAAAATTACCCTCCCTAAAGGGAAAATATTAGCAGAAAAAGTATTATCTACTATGAAGGATATATCTACCATAGTAGGATCTACTCTAGGACCGGGTGGATCACAAGTATTAATAGAGCGACAAGAATACGGTTTACCTAACCTTATTACCAAGGATGGTGTAACTGTATTTAAAGCTTTGGGATTTCAAGACGCGGTGCGTCATGCCATAATGGAAGCTGCTAGGGATGCTGCTGTCCGTACAGCCCAAGAAGCCGGGGACGGCACCACTACCGCAACCATTTTGGCAGAAGCCATAGTACGCCACACACACGAATTCTGTCAAGCACACCCACAATATTCCCCTCAACGTGTGGTTAGAGAACTAGAATCCCTATTCAAAGAACACATTTTGCCTCAAATTGAGCAATCTGTTCTGACTCCTAATCCTACTTTATTAAAACAAGTAGCCACTTGTTCAGCCAACGGTGATACCGAACTGGCTACAGCTATAATGAAATGTTTTGATTTGGCTGGGGATGACGGTAATGTCACCCTAACTGAAAAATCTGGCCCTAGTGGATACGAAGTTGAACTACTAAAGGGCTATCCTTTGAATTCTGGTTACGAAGATGCTTGTAAGAGATTTTATAGCGTTTTCGTAAACGATAAGACTAACCAACGGGTATATCTGGAATCCCCTGTATTCGTACTATTTTTCGGTTCGATTACAGATATGTCTATGATTTTGCCATTAATGCATCAAATTGGATCTAAGTTTGAATCCGGGGACTCCGATGCGATTAAAAATGTAGTTTTGGTAGCTTTTGATTTTAGTGAAACAGTATTAGGTAATTTGGCAGCTAATTGGACTGCGGCAGACCGTGGTGAAACCATTAGAGTTTACCCAATGGTAATTCCAAAGTCACCAATACATTCTGGCCTACAAAATGTATTAGAAGATTTGGCAGCAGTAACCGGTAGTAAAATCTTTGACGCATTGGGTAATCCAATGGAACGAGGCACTTTGGAACAATTAGGGCCAAAGTTGGATTATTTTGAAGCTAGCCGCTATCGGTCAAATGTCGTAGGTCATTCTGATTCCAATGCAGTAATAAATAGAGTAGAAGAACTAAAGGCCCAATTAGGTCAGGGCTCTATGTTGGAAGAAACTATACTAAAAGAACGTATAGGGAAGCTAAGTGGTGGTATTGCCAAACTAACCATTAGTGGGCCAAGTACCGGAGAAGTCAGGGAAAAGCGCGACCGAGCGGAAGATGCGGCTTGTGCTGTCCGGGGTGCTATTAAGTTTGGGGTATTACCCGGTGGTGGCTGGATGTTGTTGAAATTATCGGACCTTTTGTTTAATGAATTAGCCGATAAGGGGCCAGCGACAGAAATATTGGCTAAGGCATTCCAAGAACCAGTTGAGGTATTGTTATTAAATACTGGTTGTACTACCAATGACATAGAACACGTAATGTCGGAAATTATAAACCACGATAAGGTTTATGACGCATTGCGTCGAGAATTTGGTACAGTCGAACAATTAGGCGTAGTGGATTCAATGCCTGCTGTAGCCGAAGCTATCCGTAATAGTATATCTATTGCGGCGTTGTTGGGTACTTTGGGTGGGGCAATAGTTTTCCCTAGAGATGAAATCTTAGAGCGAAGCGAAGCGAGTGCGATGGTGGATTTGGCGGGTATGCAATGATATGGTTATGTATAGTTTTGGTGTCGATAGCGGGTATAGCGGGTTCAGTAACTAGTAATTGGTCTATCCAAGGATATAGTTGGGCTTGGCCATTTGTCTCCACTATATTTTCCGCAAGTGTTTGGGCTTGGATGACTAAGCAAAATATTAATCCATGGACTATGAGTTTAGTGTTTGATTTAGTTTATACTATTACTTGGTTTGGTACTTTTGTGTTGTTGGGGAATGAGCCTACCATGAAACAAGCTTTAGCCCTAGTATTTATGTTAATCGGTATGACTTTGGCGGTATAATATGCCTATATTTACATATGTTTGTAATAAATGTTCTGTCAGTACCAAATTGTTATTAGACAAACCCTTGACAGATGCTACGAAGTGTGATAGCTGTGACGGGGTGCTAGAGCGAGTTTTCAAGGCTCCTACCAGTCAAACTATGGAAGTCCTAGACAATGGTTGGATGCCTCGTAAACTGGAACGTTTGTATCAAGCAGAAGAAATATATAAAGACCATTCCAAGAAATACGATAAATGAGTTTTGCTATCCCAATAGTTAGACAAACTGAGTCTTTTAGCTGTGGTGCGGCTGCACTTACAGCTTGTTTGTATTATTGGCAAGTATTTGATGGTTCTGAGCCAGAAATTCAATCTGCTTGTGACACTACTAAAACTAAAGGTACTGTGCCTAATAATATAGTAAAAGTGGCCAAAAAGTACGGTTTAAAGGCCAAATTGGTTTTAGGGTATGATTTTGAAAAGCTAGAAGATTTGATTAATAAAGAATCACATATTACAGTTATTTTAAATTACCAAGCTTGGTCCGAAAACGGCAAAAAAGAATATTCCAAAGACTTCAAAAATGGCCATTATGGCGTATTGGTAGATATAGATGACTCAGACATTATTTTGATGGACCCATCTATTCCAGACAGTTACGGTAAGTTGTCTATAGCTGATTTTAAGTCTAGATGGCACGATAAAACCGCTGATGGTCAAAAAGTCAAACATTTAGCCATAATTATTAGCGGTGATTATGGTACTGGCGAATTCCCAGCAAGACCAAAGAATATTAAATGAACACCATTAAGCTAAAAAAGCTAACCATACAAGCTTTTAGGGGGTTTGTTGGTGTTAATACCGTGGAATTTCCCGAAAATGGCTTAGTGGCTATAAAGGGCTATAACCGTAATAATGGTGGTAGTTCTGGTGCGGGTAAAAGCAGTATCGGGTTGGCAATTATGTATGCTTTGGGGTTGTTATCTAATGCCAAGCGGCACGCCAACAAGCAAACCCAAGCCGAAATGCAAGTTACTCTAGAACTTGATACTGGTCATGGGCCAGTTGTTATTAATAGAGGGGCTGTCACTAATGTAATCATCAATGGCCAAACCATTAGTGGTAGTGTTGCTAAGGTAAACGAAGCAATAGCTACGGTTTTTGGTATGTCTTTGGATTTGGTAGAGCCTTTGATTATGCGCTACCAGCAACAACCGGGTTTCTTTTTAAGTATGACGGATTCAGAAAAAAAAGAATTCCTTAGTAAATTACTAGGGTTAGAGCAAATCGAGTTAGCTATAATCAAAGCTCAAGAATCCATAGAGTCCGCCAAAAGTGGCTTAGAGGTTTACCAAAAATTAAAGGTGGCCCAACCTAAAATGGAGCCACCCCTACCCCCAACAGACAAATCATTAATCAAGGGTGTGGAAGATTTTAAACAATTAGACTTATTGGAAGGCCAATATCGGACAGAAATGAGTAGTTGTGACGAGAATTTGATTGATTTAGAACGTCAACTTAATCAATTAAAAATCATGGATGTACCAGTACCGGTTTATCCGCCACCAATTGCGTTGGATGAAGCCAGCGAAGAAAATTTACATCTAATAGAATCCCTACAGGATTCCTTGGAGCGGTCAAAGGCAATGGTTGGGCACAAATTGGCTCAACTCAAGGAACAATTAGCTTTGGTTAAAAATCAAAATGTATTAAATAAAGCCAAATTAGATCAATACTATACATTAGAAAATGAATTAAATAATTTAAAGACCAAGAAATCTTGTCAAAGTTGTGGTTCTGCAATAGATGACGATAAAGTATTGGCCTTAAAGGCCCAATATGAGCAACAACTTGCCCGGCTACGGGATACGCTCGTTCAGCCTGATTATTTTGGCAATAAAGTTTTGTCTTTGGAAACTGAAATAGCTGGTATGGTAAATCATGTATACCCTGAACTATCACAACTCACACAAGCCAAGGCTAGACAAAAAGAATTCGACGCAGCGCGTCAAAAGGCTGTGTCAGATTGGGAAAAGACTAAGGCCAAAATTGATTCAGATTATCTTAAGCTAAAAGAATCTCATTTGTCTAATTTAGCTGCCCTCAAAGACCGTATTAGGGATTGCCGGGAACACCGTAATAAATTAGTTAATCATATAGATGAATTGGACCGTACTAGAAATTGGTGGGTTGAGCAAAACAAAATGGTAATAGTGGCTAATGCTGCTGCCAAAGACGCCTATAATAAAGCATTGGCGGCTTATGAAAAGTCAATTCAAGTCCTAGACCATTATGACGCCAACATCAAAACTTATCTAAACACAATAGACTTAGAAACAGACTTTATTGCCTTGTCCAAAGGGTATTTGGGTGGGATTTTTCAAGAATTATTAGATGAAATAGCTGTTACTGCTAATGGTTATTTGGCTCAATTGTCTAATGCCAATACCTTTACTGTTCAGTTTTCTACTGTTAAAACTACCCAAGCGGGGGTAGCCAAAAACGAAATTAAGCCTATTGTTATCAAGTCGGGGGTGGCGTTCGACCGGGAGAACCTGTCAGGTGGACAGGCTACGTCGCTTGATTTGGCGGTAGATTTGGCTCTCAACAAGGTGATCCGGCATAGGGTAGGGTCGGGGCCCGCTTGGATTATGCTAGATGAAGCGTTCGACGGGCACGATTCTGCGGTCAAAGAGGGGTGCGTCGGGTTGTTGACGGCGCACGCGCGGTCTGCTATAGTGCTGGTGGTAGATCACGCTGCTGATTTCAATGAGTGGTTTACCAAACAAATCGAGGTAGAATGCAATGGGGATGTATCTAGGATAATATAATGCTTAGTGTCAATTCGATGCCGCCAGAAGAAGCATTGCGGTTAGCGGCAATTTGGGCATCTATTAGCAAAAAGAT